TGTCAGGACATCGTGAGCGACGCCGGGACCGATAGCTGGCCCGTCAACCTCGACCGTCTGCGGATGGCGCTCGACGAGATTGGCGCGCTACCCCGCGAGGCCGACCATGAGTGAACCGAGGACCAAGGCGGGAAGGCGGCTGCTGGCAACCATCAGCGAGTATGACGACTTCTTTGGGGCCGTCCTCGACATCGAGGACGAGGCCGCTCGCCTCGACGTGGAGCGGCTGTCTGGGGTGCATCGGCTCTTGATGCCCCCGCACCCCAACGATGTCTGGCACGCATCCGCGCTCTGTTCATGCGGAGAGTGGCAGTACGACGAGGAGTCCCCCGAGGCGCTTGGTCGCGGCTATCGGGACATTCTGCGTGCCCACGCCGCCCACCAAGAGGTCTATGCGCTGATCGACCACGAGGAGATCGACCATGAGTGAACCGAGGACCGAGGCGGGAAGGCGACCCTTCTAGAACGCATACTCATTCGACTGTCAATCCTCGCCACAGCTGAGGAGGACGCCTATTTCTCTTGGCCGACGATCAACTTGATAAGGAGGAACTAATGGCGAAGAACCAGTGCCCCATCTGCGGTAGACCGAAGAACCATGATTCTGAGATGTGCTATGTCTGTAGAAATGAACGGAAGAATGGAAAGCTAATCCGTCCGGGAAAGAAGGAATGAAACTCATGGGATGTTATCTTCTCGCGGTCTTCACAGTCTTCATGCTGGTATTCCTCGGGGTTATCATCGTCGGTTATATTCTTGGCACCAGAACTGATGAACTTGACGGGCCACCACCGCGCCACAGGCCCTAATCTAGAGGCCATCTAGTCGATGCGTGATGACCATCAGTGGCCTCCCTATAGGGACCCCCGTGTCACTAGACCATTTGCCTGAGATTGGCTGGTCGCCGGGAAACTACATCTACTTCAAAGCTGATGTATATGTATTCTAAACCTGCCGATAAACTGTCTAAACCACAGGGGGACAGTATAGGGACAGTATATTCAAGCTTCGGACGGAAACGGACAATATACTGTCTGTCTGGGTAATGGCCCCTTATAGGGCCTTACCCAAAGACAGTATATTGTCCCGTCCGTTGCTCAGGAGATTTAACTGTCTGGAGACAGTAAAGCGTGAAGATCAAAGCCTGGGTTAGAAACTCCGACCACGATACCATCTCGGCGATTAGAACGTCGGCTGGTGGGAGGAAGCGGATCAGGCCTATCCATAAAAGTAGATGGCTTGGAGAGAACGCGATCTATGTAAACCATTGCGAAGAGCACCCGCCAGGCTCCCCTGTGGTTAGAGTCGAACTTGTCACATTTCATAAGGGCAACTTCGACGGAGAATTTCTTTCTGAAGCACTTGTCTGCCCGCTTTGTTGGAAGGTGCTGAAAAAAGTTCCTTAAGGAGCTGATTTGGCCGATGAGAATTTTTTTCTTATAGTCAAATCCCCAGCATCTAAAGATCCCACGGACAAAGGTTCCCAAACATCCCCCCGGGTTCCCCCCGCTCTAGAAGTTCCAATCGGGGCTCAAAAAAACTTCGACGAGGGGATGTCTGGTTTTCTCAAGATCAAGTTTAGGCGACATCCGGAGTCCGTGGGCTCGAAACTACCCTGGGAACGGATTGAAACAGCCCCTTGACGGGATTTTCGTGGTATTATATTATTATATTGTCCAAAGGGACGGACCAAGCCAAGAAGGAGGCTACAGGGAAATGGAAAAGGGGAAGAAGCGAGCCACCTGGCCGGTTTGCCACCAACCAGGTTGCCAGATCAAGGGACATCGACACCTCCCGATTGAAACTCCACTTCGCCCAGGGATCGTCAACGTTCCCGACAAGTTCCGAGCCCTCCGCTAGCCCAATGAAGATCTACACTGAGAAAGATTCAGGCGGATTCTACAACTGGAAATTCCACCTGGAGGTGGGGGCTGAGGAACTGGAACTACTTACCAATGCCCTTGCCGTCTACGTCATCCACGAAACAGATCTACTCAGAGAACTCAAGGGGAAGGGAGTAGAGCCTGGGGATGACAGCCTCGGGGATATGATTGGAGGAACATTGGGAGCCACCGTCAAACTACGTCAAGAGATCGTGGCACAACTAGGCTTCGATCCCACGGACGGATGAGATGAGGCCAGGAGGCTTTCGATCCCCAAATCCTTTCATCCGACAGAAGAAGAAGTCGGGAGGGAAAAAGCTAGGGTTAGATTTAGAGAAGATCGAGCCTTCAAACAATCACAATCGGCGCCTCCAGGAGAACTTGGAGGATCTTTCAGCTTTGAGGATCGCCCTATGCCAAGCGGAGGCACTGGGAAAGTACTCAGCCGCTAAAAAGATCCGCCGAGAAATCAACAAACTCCAGGAGGTAGAACTATACATCACACATAGCTGGTGCGGAGGCTGCCATAACGTTCTACACAATTGCATCTGCCCAGTGAACTAGGAGGATAAGTTGAGGACCCCAACTAACTACAACAAACTTGCCAATAGGTGCCCTGGATGTGGGCATCGGAAAGAGATGCATGATCAGGGAGGCTGTCGGGTAAAGAACGGAGATGGATCAACTGAGACGATCGACTGCCCTTGTCGGAGGAAGTTCAATGCTGCCTAGTTGGGAAGAAAAGCCCACGTTCTTATATAATATATTGACGGGACAATGGTCAACCACGGATGCAAGGATCATCAAAATCTACGAGGAAAAGCGGAAGGAAGAACTGGGGAACTGCCCTACATGCCACGATCTACACAACATCGTACCCCACGGTCGATCTTATGTGATCCTAGATGGGATTCCAAAACTGGTTGGAGGTATGGACTGCGGATCAAACTCCAGAAGGTTCAACCTTGAAACTCTCGAGTTCGAAGGTCGACCTCACTGCACATGCGATCACTGCTTCTGACATGGCAATCTCAGATCTGGAAAAGATGGCTTTGGCTATGGAAATCGCCGAGCATTTCATTCTCAGGGAGGAGGGTGAAGATGGAATGGCTCGAGCAAATGAACATTTGGAAGGGATGGGGTTCAATCCAGAATGGATCGTCAATGATGATGGAGACAGGTTGATCCTCATTCTGGAGAGGTTCGGAAGTTGGAAGGGGGATTACAAGATCATGGATAACTTCATCGTGAAGTTCTCTGGGCACGATGCTGCCCTCATCCAGGTCTATGGGTTAGTAGGGGAGGAATCGATCTGATGACTTGGGTTCTAACCTTACCATGTGGACGATCTACTCAGGGAAGAGTTGATGAGGGAGGAAAAGAATGAGGGGCAGACCCCTGAAGGAAAGCAGAATGGTACCCCTTGTGGTGATGGTACCGCCAGTTCTAAAATCGCAACTGACGGAGGTGGCGAGGCTTTCTGAGAAGTCTGTAGGAGAGATCGTTAGGGAGATCCTAAATCAGTCAAAGTTGGGGAGGATTCTCAATGGTGACGTTTGAAACACCTCCAATCGAAAAGGATCTAAAGTTCACAGTAGATGACGAAGATGCCAAGGAGCTTTTCATCAATCACGCTACTCGAAATGGGAAGTACGTCAAGGATCAAATCTCTCGCCTAGTTTGGGCAAAGCATGAGCTTCCCATGTATCGTGGAACGATTGTGGATGAGGTTCCCTTCACTCTGAAGATCGATCAGATCCTATTCAACTACAGAAGCTACCGGATTACGGTTGGGTACCGATTCCTGAGCCTGAGTTGACAAACCCAACTTCTATAATATATAATATTGTCGGGACGGGACCAGACCGTCCAAAGCCGGAAGGAGGCATAGGTGGAACGGCCCTACCTCACTAGGGCAGAAACCAATGAGAGGCTGCAGGTATTGGGGTTCACCTTCAGCCCGGGTTCTGATCTGCCAGATGATACAGAAGATGGGAGGAAGAAACTCCAAGCCTTGATGGATCTAATCGGAGGAGCCATTGCCTCTTGGGTAAATCTGGAGGATGATATCAGGGATGGGTTCCCGGGAGAGGTTCACCAAGAACTTCAGGAATGGGCTCAGGAATGGTTGGTGGGATGATCTTCGAGGATAGCCCACGGACTCAGGAGGTTGGTAGTGGCAAAACTCATCGATATGGCGGAAGAGGTTCGTCGCCACTTCGATCACTACTGCGAACCTACAATTCAGATTGAGAGCCCGACAAGGCAGTGTGATACTTGTGGCAGATGGATGGCTAGAGCTTTCTTGGAATGCCCCCACGCTTCCATGATCCGTCATTCTTGCTGCTACACAAGGAGGTACGCTAGTTTCAAGTAGGAGGGTGGATGAAGGCTGACAACCTTAGACCCAAAAGCCTCCAAGAATACCTTGGACAGGATCAAATCAAAGAACAGCTTTCAGCGGCTATCTTCTCTGCAAAACATAGGGATAAGCCGCTTGCTCATGTTCTATTGAGTGGACCCCCAGGATTGGGGAAGACAACACTAGCCTTGATCATTGCCAGGGAAATGAACTACAAGATGGAGGACCTAATCGGCTCAACCGTCGGAAATCCTCAGGCACTGGCCATGAAGATCATGAGGGTAGAGCCAAAGACGGCTTTCTTCATCGACGAGATTCATGCCTTGAGAAAACCAACCCAAGAAGTTCTATACCCAGTTTTGGAGGACAACCGAGTACTTTATAAGTTCGGAAATGTTTCAGTTCCGACGCCTCCATTGCCGCCATTGACCGTGATTGGCGCCACCACAGATCTGGGAAAACTCGCCCAACCATTCATTGATAGGTTCCAACTCCAATTCGAACTTCAATTCTATGACCCAGATGTATTGGCGGATATTGGGGTAATAACTTCAGAGAAACTAGGGCTCTCCATTCCAATCGAAGTCCTAGAAGTAATCGCCGTCCGGGCTCGGGGAACGCCAAGGTACATGAACAACTTTCTGAAATGGATTAGGGATTTCAAACTCTATACCGATTCAGACATCACAGATCTGCCCTTCGTCCAAAACATCTTGTGGAAGAAACTCAGGGTAGATGGACTAGGATTGAGAACATTGGACAGGCAATATCTTAGAGTATTGGAGGAGGCGCCTGGACCGCTCGGCATCGACTCGATTGCCTCCAGGCTTCGTCAAGCGGATGTAACTCTGGAGAACACCGTCGAGCCATACCTCATGTATTCGGGGTTGATTGAAAGAATCAGGAATGGGAGGGTAATCACAGAAGCAGGCAGAGAACATATTCACAGTTTTAGATCTATGCGGAGGACCTGATGTATCAATTGGTAGTGAAGGGGAACGAGGATATTTCCGAGATTTGCCATCAGAAGTTGGGTGACATGGTGGCGATCAGGGAAGTCAGGCAGTTGCCAGGATGGCAGCAATCCTTCGTTCTGGTGGATACCGATCTTCATGAAAGTACCATGAGAGATAAGCTCAATAGATGGATGAACGAGATCCCTCGGACGCCTCCATTCCCAAATGGGAGCCTCCTGTGGTGGACCCGCCCAGATGGATACTACACCGAGTACTTCGGCCCAGTTACCGTAATCACTCCAGATGGAACCACGACGGGGGATCTAATGCCGGATGATAGCATCAGACTGCATGATAGGCCGAAGCGAAGAGGGGATGATATCCCTCCAGTTTCCGACTACTCACACTGGAATGAAGACGCGGAGGCAGTTTGGTACCTAGAGAACAAGTACGACATGGAACATGCCGATGAAATCATCGACGATGAGGAGCCACGGTTCTATGACGAAGACGATTGAGGTTCCCTACCATTCTCCAATCCATTGGAGAGGGGAATGTTCTTATTGTGGAGCCTCCATTCAATCAGCTGTTCATAATGTAGTGGATCCAATGTGTAGATGCCAGCATCGATCTGGACTACACGAAGCTCATTCTGGGAATTGCTTCTTTCCCGAGTGCCCATGTAATGAGTGGCGGCTTCTAGAAATTGAGAAGAGGCGAGAAGTTTTCTATGATGAGGCTATGAAGAATGAACGTCTAAAAGAACTTCGAAGTCGGGGAAGGGTAGTTAGAGAGTTTCATTACGGTGGTAAACTTAGGAAACCAAAATCAAATCGTTGGGAACTTCTTTGGGAGGAGGAGAAACTAGATGTGGGTTAAAATCTCAGTAGAGGCTACGATCGAGATCCATCCCGGACTACCAAACTACCAGGATATCTCAGATGCGGTTGAGGGATATCTGGAAGCCGTGATGTTCCCAGATAGATCTGCCGTGATGTACCTAAACGAACAGGGGAAGTTGGAAGGGCTGATCAAGAACGAGATGGCAGATTACTTGGCGCACATCTCCCAAGCCATCTTCGAACATGACTACATCGCCGGGAATGTAGTTCTGGTTGGTCCACCTGATGTAGAAGGGAACGATACAACTCTTCCTAGAGCTTGGTTTACTGCCCACATTTTGGGATCGGATCATTTTAAACTTGCCTATTGACAAACCAAACTTAGTTCTTATATAATATATTGACGGGACAATGGACGACCATTGCCCGGAAGAAGATTTAGGAGGAGGAGAAGAAGATGATCCTCACTGGGTGGAAAGCCGTCGCAAGGGCGGCAGATTTGGCAGCCAAGGAAAGGGAAGAGGATCCCACGGACACCTCCGACGAAACCGACTGCCCGGAACTGAACAAAGTTCTTGAAGCTTTCTACGATGATCCAATTACCATTGCCTATGGAGTTGGAAGCGAATGTGCACCTCTGGTGATCAGGGCTCATAGGAAGGCACACGGATGCTAACTATAGAAGATCAGATCGTCAAGAAGTACAAGGGCTGGTTGGAACTCTGGGCGGAAGGTCAAGCCTTCCCAGATGAACTTACTATCACTACGATCAACGACACAGAGTTCACTTACTGCCGAGAAGGCCTGCCCGGTCCGAACAGGGTAGTTACCACTCTCATCAACGATCCATTGGATGAAGGTGGCCCGGCTCTGGTAATCAGCCACTTCTATTGGTCGGATGATACTGAGAAGTGGGTGATGACCATGCAGATTTCCCAGTTCGACCTTCGCTGGGATCTCATCTGGACGGAAGAGTTAGGATACAAGAAGTAGAGAAGGAAAGAAATGCTTGACTTCAGCCGAGATTTAGAAGATGTTGGTCCCGAACACCCTGACGATCTAGAACTACGACTAGATATGGCAGAGTCGATGCACGACTACGACCCAGATCCTCAGACAGGGAAATGCCGGGCATACCTCATCAGGCATGGAGTTCGAGGGGCTGACTGCGGCAGTACTCAGAGCCACGCGGTATTCCACAACCCGAAGGAAGGCTGCTGCTACTGCCGCCACGGAGTTTACCTCCACACTGACTACGACATCCCCTGTGGAGCTTGCGAGTTTGGTGATTATGATGAATGAGGAAATGGATCCCGCAGAAATTGAAGATCACATTATTGCCCATCAGGCAGGAGTGATCAGGAAGAGGTGGGGAGAAGAACAAGCCAGCAACGTGAACTACGGGTGGGGAGTAGATGAAGGAGGCGGGAAGCCCATAGTTAGTTCCAAGATCTATGGGAGGGGGCTGATCCTAACTACTCACATGGAGGGAAGAGACTATGTGGATAGTTGGGATGACTACGAATGATTACCAAAGCAGAGGCCGAAGAGGTCGCCCAGGAAGTTTGGGATATTCAAGGCAATATGGAGGATGGCTGGGCGTTAGTGGAAGATTATCCTTGGGCCGACGAAGAGGACGCAGATTTAATCCTTCAAGCCCTAGAAAGGATCGCAGAGGCACATGGAGAACATCGAGAAGATCTTTAGGGTCCTCTCATGGGCAGCCATTGTGGTGGCAATCTGGTACTTTTCCGCCCATCTTCTTGCCGCCCAGATTTGTCAGTAGAAGGAGTTTAGATGGCTGGAGAGGTTAGAGAGCTACTGAAGGAGGAAAGGTGGCTCGTTGAAAGAACTGCCAGGCTAGAGGAGGTAGAACTGGACAACGGAGGAATTAGATTTAGGGTTCATGTCTCTGATGAGGGTAGACCTCCTTTCATCAGTAGATGGTTCAATGATCCAGTTCCAGCTGCAGACTTCATTGAGAAGATGAAGACAGGGTTTGATCCAAGGAGGGATCGGTGAGCGATAATGTTCTAGTTCAGATCAGGCAGGGGCTGCATGATGACGAACTGGATGACATCATTCAGTACGCCATGATGCGCAAGAAGTCTCTGGCTTCCATGATCTTCGCAGAGTTGAAGTCAGGGGATAGGGTTAGGTTCGTCTCCACCGTTCGCCCAACCTACCTTAGAGGTGCCCAAGGCACTGTGGTTGGGAAGAAGGTGTCAAAGTTGATTATCAAATTGGATCGTCCTATGGGCCGCTTCCATTCAGACATCCGAGTTCCCCCGAGCATCATTGAGCGAGTAGAGGAGGTGAGCCGGTAGATAAGTTCTAGCACTCCTCTTAGAAAGAGGCACCTTGACAAGCCCATCTCCGGGCTAATATAATGGGTACATAAGTTGGGACAGAAGTCCCAAGGAACAGGAGGCCAGAAGGTGGCAACGAAGAAGACCGCAGCCCCCGTCGTCGAAGAGCCCGAGGACGAGCTCGAGGAACTCGACGAGGTGGAGGCAACGGCTGAGGCTTCAGAGGAAGAGGCCCCGAAGAAGAAGCGAACCCGGAAGGCCAAGGTTGAGAAGCCTGCCCGCACCGGGAAGTCTACCAAGGAGGCGGCTGAGATCCTCGGGATCACCCCGGTTCGTCTTCGCCGGATCCTTCGTTCAGAGGATGGCGGGTTCCCGGACAAGGAGTACACCCGCTACGATCTGACAGACGAGAACATCGAGAACATCCGAGCCCTCCTCGAGTCCGGAGCCGCTGAGAAGGCGGAGAAGAAGACCCGGAAGAGCAAGAAGTCCGCCGCGACTGAGAATGCCGCAGAAGAGGTGGGGGAGGAGCTCTCCGATCTTGAGGACGAGGTCGATGAGGGAGAGGATCTTGACCTCGACCTCGACGAGGAGGATGAGGACGAGGAGGAGGACGAGTAATCTACTCACGGATGGGGAAGCAAGTTACGAGGCTCATTGATCAGGGCTTCCGGGAACTTGGATAGGAGCTTCCAAACCCTATCGTAGCTTAGAAGATTATTGGGTCTAAGCCCATCCGCGAACGGTAACCGCATATTCCTTCCCAAAAGAAGAGGTAGGGAGCCTCCACCCCCTGCCTCTTCTTTTTGTGTGTTCCTGAAACCTCAGCCGCCTAATAGCCACGTAGATCTCCTCCTCCAAACACCATGTTCCGCAGCTTCACAGGGCCGGAGGAAAAGTTGCGGCTGTGGTTGTGATGAAGATGCTGCGGTTCCCAAACTAAAGTCGCTTAAGGATCCCCAGCATCAGCATGTGATTTTAGGTAAAAAGCTTTGGTTGTTTATACCTAGGGGCTTCAGATGCTGCGGTTCCTACGGGACAGACGAACTGCAGCATCCCAGTAAACATCCCTGTCCGTGGGCAAACCTCCATGAAACATCGTCTTGACAAACCCAACTTCTATATATTATAATATTATTGACCGGCCAGACGGGCCAGACAAAAGGTTCTACATCATAGCCACCAAAAACCATAGGGAGGTACATCCAAAATGACAATGACAAAGGAAGAGGTAGAGGCAAAGGAAGTTTGGGAAGAACAACTTCTATATACCGCCAACTACATCCGCCATTGCCACGACCTCAACATCGGCTACAGCGACGACGGCCTCGACTACCTTCAATCCGCCCTTGACCTCTCCATCCTCCTCACCAACGCCTGGGTGGATGGGGATCTACTACAAACCCTCCGCGACCTCTCTAAGCCACTGGAGGATCAAACCTATGCCTACGACGACATCATCCTCCGCGAAATCGACAACTACGCTTGCGATGGGGTGGCTCCCAAACTAATCGACTACTGCCGCCGCTAGCCTCCGTCTAAAACTTCTCAATCATCATCACATATAAACATCCGTTTATATGGGGCTGCATTGAGATGCTGCGGTTCTACATCTAAAACAACCTTAAGGATCCCCAGCATCCGCCAAACTTTCCCAAATGTCCTAGTCGTCAATGGGCAGCTTGCGCGCGGCGCGTCTGGTCCCGTCCGTCTGGCGCGGCGCGTCCGTCTGGATCGCGCGACCGTTGACACGCCACGCGCGACCGTGCTACGGTCCGTCCCGTCAGCGCCGCATGGGACGGCGCGACTAGCACGGGAGGCCAGAATGGCCGGACAGACCTACACCGCTCGCCAGACGGCGCGCGAGGTCGCCAAGCGACTAGGACGCCCCTACTCGGACAAGCGTGTCCGCGCATGGGTTCGGGATAACGTGAGCGCGTATCAGGACGACGCGTACACCGCGCATCTATACGATGCCCGCCTGTATCAGCGCATTGTGTCCGCGCTCGTTGCCAAGGGACGCGCAGGACGCGCCACGGCCGCCAGTGTCGGCCGTAGCGGGACGAATGGGACGGGGACGACCCGCAAGCCCAAGACGACCCGCAAGCCCGCCAGCGTGGCGCAGAGCGCGCCACAGGACGACGCGTCGTGACAGGTCTGCGCGAGCGTATCGCGCGACGACTCCCGCCGCGCTGCGCCGCGTGCCACGCGCTGCTAGGCCAAGCGTGGCGACTCTGGCCCACGGCACAGGGGACGCGAGTCCCATTGTGCGGGACGTGCTACAGGGTCGTCGCAGGCTAGCCCGCTAGCACGGGACGGGATACTCCCCTAGAGTATCCCGTCCCCCATATGGCCTCTGAGCCGGTGTTGCCGGATTAGAAGATGTAGATGTTTTCTGAAGATGTGTTTCCCCCTATACCAGGCAGGGACAGACGGCTATTGCAGATGTCTCGGTGATGGGCCTAGAAGGAGCCTAGAAATCTCCAATACCCCCTAGAGGTCTATTGACTAGGGTGGACTAAATGTGATCCTTGCCGGGAAACTTTTACCCATCAATCTGAGGTTAGCCTCCCTGTGGCAGACCCAAGTTTGATCTGGGAAGAGATGGGAAGAGCTTAACCCCTAAGCTCTTCACTCCGAAAACACATGATAATCCCATACCTTGACAAAAACCTCAAGATGACATAATATGATAGGGTAGCTGATGATCCTAGGCTAGGCCAGGAGAGTAGGTTCAACATCAACCCACGGACAATACCGGGGAAGAGATAGAACCCAAAACTTCCGGAGCTACCGGTTCTGACCTCCACTGGTGGGGAAGGAGATTCCTTATCTAATCTCTTCCCCATCGAACTTAGAGGGTGGATCAAGTTGACGGGCCTGGTAAACTCAATCAACCTTCCAAAGGGACCGAGGAAGAGATTAGATCAGCAAACTAAACATTCTAAGGGAAGAGATTATTTTCAAACTCTGCCCTATGAAGCCCTCAGGGTTAGAACAGTTTGCTCCCATTCCCCGATCTATCTTATCAGCAATCATCCAGACCAACCCCTTCTCTGTGGCCTATGTTTCTTCCGTGAAGGCTGGGCTTCAGAAATCCCGACCAGGATCCATCTCTTCAAAACCCTCGCTGATAACGGAAACCCACAGACAACTCCGAAGTTCATAGCTCATCTTTATCTGGTAATGGGCCTCAAACCCCCGGACAAAGATGAGCCTCTTCATGAATATCGTCGGAGACGGGGGTCACTATATCACAAACTCCCTCGCGCGCGTGAGCAATATACTAGCCCGGCATGGCGGCTCTTCCCTATCGCTTCTGCCCTGTGGAAGCTGATGGGGCATCAACCTCCGCTAGGGATTGTTCTCGTGAGAGGAGTTAGTGGAAGGACCGAGGCAGAAATCGCCGCTGAACTCGATACTTCATTAGTGAACATTCATATCAGGATGGCAAAGGCGATTCGGACAGCGATGGGGTATCTTCCACGTGGCAACGAGGAAAGAACTGGTCAAGGTCGAACCAGAGGAGATGACCAGTCAAATCCGGAACCGACTGGAACCCACTAATCGAGGACTTCGTCTGTTGAACCCTACGGGGAAGAGCGACGAGGATTACGCAGAGGGCTTCCGCAAGCAGCCCCGGTTGCGTTACGCGGCGATGCGGGCGCATCAAGAGATGGCAGCACAAGCTTTAGCAGTTGGAGCTACGCAGAAGCTCGCTGCGAAATACGCCGGCGTTAGCCCCCGGCAGATTAAGAAGTACTATACGGACCCAGAGTTTAGAACTCGTATTGAAGAGCTGAGAGGCGTTCTAGCTTCCAAAATTCGTGGTAAGATCTATCGCGAGTTGGATCGTCGCACTTCCAAGCCGTTCATCGTGAATCTGGAAGTTATGGACCTCGTTCGTATTCTCGATCGAACAGGACCTCAGGGCGGCAAGGGGATGGCGATAACGGTCGAGGGCGATGTGAATGTTACCAAGTATGAAGGAATCCTCAACGCGCTCTTCAATACTGACTCCAGCGGCGATGGCGCGGATTTTCCGCAGTACGGGGATCCAGGTACTACCATACCAGGAACTAGTACACCGGTCGAGGGCTAGATTCCGCATCTTCAATGGCGGGCGCCGGATTGGAAAATCAAAACTAGGCGGACATGAAGCCTTCGCGCAGTGCGTCGTTCCAGGCTCTTACATCTGGGTTGTGGGTCCGACGATGGACCTTGCCGAGAAAGAGTTCCGGACCGTTTGGCGATATGCGGTAGAACTACAGAATATCCCCGTTCGGCGTAAGTCAGAACGTGAGCTGTTCATTCAGTTCGAGAACGGCTCAATGATCGAGTGCCGGTCGGAGGAGAACCCAGACCAGCTCATTGGAGAAGGTCTCGATCTTGTTATTCTCGCAGAAGCCGCCCGACTCAAAGAACGGACTTGGCATCAGTACATCCGCCCGGCATTGGCAGATCGCCAGGGACGCGCTCTGTTCTCGAGCACGCCGCGCGGCTTCAACTGGTTCTATAACTTCTTCCTCAAAGGCCAGGATCGGGATGACCCGGATAGCGCGTGGTGGGAGAGCTGGACCGTCCCATCGCGCATGAACCCAATCCTCCCTCCCGAGGAGATTGAAGAGGCGAAACGATCGAGCACTCCGGAATCGTTCGCCCAGGAATGGGAAGCTAAGTTCATCGCATACGGTGGCCTCGTCTACTACGAGTTTGATGAGAACATCCACGTTCGGGTGCATAACTACAATCCTTTGCTCCGTACTCAGGTCTGGTGCGACCCAGGTTCTACCGCGCCTTATGCTGCACTTCTCGTTCAGTTGACTCCGGAAGAGGAAATTCACGTTCTGGATGAGATTTACGTCACCCAGAAGACAACTGCCCAGGTAATCAAACTAGCAGAAGAAAAGTGGCGGCCCTACTTGATCAACGACTTCGGAAATCCCTCGGAGGACATCGATGTCATCGTTGATAAGGCGGCGGCTGAAGCAGTTGCTACTTGGAGACTTCGCGGCTATAGGACGAGAAACGAGAAACCGACGAGCATCACACGGGGTATCGAGGTCCATCATATGTTCCTCAGAGACCCCATCCGGTCGACCGATACGCTGGTGGTTCCAAGGATCACATACGATCCGAGATGCGTCAATGCCATCAAAGAACACAACCTCTATCATTATCCGGACGATGCGCGAAAAAGGGTAGAATCCTCACCGACTGAACGCCCTGTGGACGTGGATAACCACGCACTGGATGCTGTTCGTTACGGGTACTACAACAACTTCCCCGAGCTCTTCAATCAGACTCCAGAGATTGAGATAATAGAGCACGTGGACTGGGATGAAATCATTCCGGACTTCCGGGCAAACGTCAGTCTTGGATTAGATTATTGAAGGTCTTGGATCTGTTCGCAGGGTATGGAGGTTGGAGCAACCCATTCCGAGAGGCGGGGCATGAGGTCTTCACGGTAGACTTCGATCCCTCGTTCGAGGTCGACCTTGTGCTTGATGTAAGAGAGTTGGGCATCACTCACTTACCCTGGAAGCCGGACCTCATCCTCGCCTCTCCACCTTGCCATCTAGAGCAGTAATGGCGGCAGCGGAGAAAGATCTACAAGGATGATGGCGTGAATACAATCCAGGAAGCCATCGCAAACCTAATAGGACTCGATGATGTTATCGAGGAGTTCCAGACCGAGAGGATGGAACTCGCAGATACCATGGAACACCTCGTGTCTGACAATGCACTGTTGCAGCGTCAGATCGAGGATCTTGACTATCTGAACTTATTCGACATCAATCAGATCGCGGAAGTCCTTCCCATTGGGGATCGTAAGAAAGTTCTTGCGAGACTCCGCCGACTGCGCCACGACAACCCCCTTGCCAAGCAGGCAGTGAAGCTAGTCGTTAGATTCACACTTGGCAAGGGGGTCCAGTGGGTTCTGGCTTCACCAGAATCTGAGTCGCCAGAAATGGACGAGACTGTTCCTGTCGGGAACAACTTGGAGCCCGCTCGTGGGACGGCCTTACCGCCACCCCCCACAAAGCTCGTGCAGCTTCCACGTGCAGCCCGCTCCCGACAGGAACAGATCGTTGGTGCCACAGATCAGGGCCGAGAAATCCTTGAGGCCTTCTGGGAGGATCAGGACAATAAGCTCGCCTTCACTACTCATCATACCATGCAGACAATGCTGGATGAGATGGTGACGGATGGGGAGAAGTTCTACGCTTGTTTCGAGGGGGAAGCTGAGCCTTACGTCAAGGTAAGCGAGATTCCGCTCGAAGAAATCGTTCAGGTCATTTACGATCCGAATAACAAACTCCGCCCGGTGTACTACAAGCGTCAGTACCAAGAGATGGAGTACGACGGACAGGCTGATCAGTATCGACCAAAAGGCCAGCCCAAATCGAAGTATTATCTTGACTACCGCATCACAGACGAGATGTTGGCTGATATCAAGAAGAATATTAAGATTCCGGCGGCTAAGATCGACAAGACGGCTAGGATCCGTCATGTCATGATCAACGAGCTCTGGACGAAGTCAGGCAAGAGGGGACTTTCAGAGCTTTACGCCTCTAGGGAATGGTTCCGGGTTTTCCGTGAGTTCATGGAAGGCCGGGCTTCTATCAACTCAGCCGCTCAGGCAATATCCTACGTTAGGAAGATCAAGGGCGGACCCACCTCTGTGGCTCAGTTCGGCGGTAAGTTTGGTGGTCTGACCGTCGGTGGTGATACTGGGAGCGATAGCGGTACTGAGATTAGGAAACTCACTCGACCCATCCCTGGAGCCATCTACGACTCCAATCAGGCCGTCGATCTTGAGTGGATGAAGACCGACACTGGAGCTGCTAACGCCAAGGAAGATGCAAGAATGATCCTGATGTCAGCCGGTGCTGGCGTTGGGACCATGGTTCACTACTTTGGTGAGGGTGGGGACGCGAACCTAGCCACAGCTCAGTCGATGGAATTGCCGATGGTGAAGTCCTACGAGGACTGGCAGCAATTCATCGAGGATTTCTACAAGGATTGGTTCGAGTACGTCCTGATGGTGGCTTTGAAGGATGAGGAAGCCACACACGAGGTCCTAGAACGGATTGGATTCTCCTTCCCGCCGATCATCAGTCAGGACATCGTCAAGTATACTACCTCTTGGGCTCAGATCGTTCGGGATATCGCGCCCAATAACATGACGGTTCGTGAACAGGCCATTCGGGCCGTTCTCACTATCATGGGCGTTCCTAATATCGACGGGCTCATGCCCCAGGTCGAGGCTGAAGCGGCTGCCGCTGAAGTACTCCGCCAGCAGCAGCAACAGGCTTTGCTCAATGGATTGAACAACTCGGATGACGCGAATGGGAATGGCAACAAGCCTCCGGTGGCTGGAAAAACTCCAAACGCCGCGATGGGTCCGAATATGAAGAAGTTGGTAGCGGGCCGCGGTGAGAAGGTAAGTAATGGTCCGAAACCGACATGACTCCTTTAGTTCGTTTCGACGACCCTTTGCGCCATTCTTACAACCTACAAGCGATTCCTTTGGCACGTTTGACGGAAGAGACATTGAGCGATCTTTCTTGGCTGCTAGCCGACGACTTCGTCGTGACCTCTTACGTCTCACTGATGGTGTTGCCTCCAATTCTATTAGTGTTCAAAGATTCATTAACAGCTCCCGTGCTGTCATCCGAAGAGCATACTTCGTTACCTATGCACTAGGCGCCATTAGTGTCTTCCCATTCTATACTTTAACAGATCGTGATATCCGGATTTTAGACGAGGAGTTGAGCCAGGAAACTGGTTTTCTTCGTCAGTTCGGGAAAGATCTGGCCTCTAACGCAGTCGCTTTGGACCCCATCCAGAGGTCCAGGCTCTATCTTCTGGCACTCAGGGGAATCTTTGAGCGGGGCCGCCTTGAGGCAATGCCTCCCGGCCCTTATAGATGGCGACTGGGAAACACAGAACATTGCCTAGAATGTCAAAGAGCTGCATTTGAAGGTCCTTATCAGCGAGAAAGGACCAGCGGGCTTGGACTTCCTGTTCTGCCCGGAGCTCCTGGTGATGGTTCTGTCTGCCTTGGCCTCACCCGCTGTGGCTGTAGGATTGAACTCGCATCCGGCATCCCAATGCCGAATGAGGAGCTCGCCAATAGAATGAGAGGGCTGTTACTGGAGGTTGCTCATGGGTCTAGCCGCCCTGCTTCAAGAACCACGACTGAATGAGGGGCAAGAAGAGCTCCGCCGGCAGTTTCTTGAAGCTACCGGATATGGCTCAGGAGATGTCCTTTCGTTGAGTTATGAAACCCGTACCTTCCTCACTAGGAATGGCGGCACATATCGCGTGAGTGAAGATGGGAATATCGATCATATCAGCGGTCCGCCAGTTGGGGTTGAGGACCGACTCGAAATCTAAGGAGGCTGAAATGGTTGCTGAACCGGCCCCTAAGCCTAAGAGCCGCAATACTCCTATGGCTGTTTTCCTTTCTCGTTCTGGATATATCGACGAGGATATCATCAGTTACAACCTGAAGACCCTCGTCTTTGCTACTTCTAATGGTGGGAAGTACCAGCTCACCAAGAAGGGTGCTATCCGTCGTATCCACGGCCCCTGGTATCCGAAGTACGTTGAACCGGAGGTTTAATCCGGAGGAAAGAAGATGCCATTCGCTGGGTACAAAAACTTCGCTGACTGTGTCAGAAAGAACTCAGGCAAGTCTGATCCTAAAGCTTATTGCGCTACGATCATGCGAGCCACAGAAGAGGAGGGTATGGGACCGATTCTTGCCTCTGAAGTAGTTGACGCCTCGGAAGCCACCTTCCATACCGATGAAGAAACTGGCAAGATGAGTGCCAGTGTCGTCATCATCAAAGCTGGACGAGCCAAGAATCCCAGGAATTATCGATCTACTACTTTGCGGAAAGCCGCTAAGGAAGGGATCTATAATGGGGTTCGTATGTTCGTTAACCACAGCAATCAGCCGCCCCTGAAGCGATCACTTCAGGAGATGGTCTCGGCTGTGGAAGAGACCACCTACGATCCTAAGCGGGATGCGATCATTGGTAAGGTAGAATTCTTCAATAAGGATTTCTTCGACTACGCTCAGCGAGCGAAGCCTTATATGGGGGTTTCTGCCAATCATCGGATCCGGGTTGGGTATGTAAAAGAAGGTTTACAGACTATCGAGGACGTTCAGGAGATAGTCGGCGTTCATTCAGTTGATTGGGTAGTCTACCCATCAGCTGGTGGTGAGGTCATCTCATTTGCCAAGGAGAGCGAAGGAGCAGAAGACGTGGAGTGGAACGAGGTCACTCTCGATCAGATTCGGGAGAACGCTCCCCAGGTGATTGCTCAGTTACGTACTGAGCTCGCCAAGGAGAGTGAAGATTCTGATGACGATGGAGAGGGCACCGAGGATAAGAAGGATAGCACAGAAGGAGTTTCTTTGACTGCAGAGCAGATCGAGAAGCTGGTTCAGGAGCAGGTCCAGAGCATTCAGGACGAGATGACCAAGAAGGCATCTCAGAAGGATGCGACGACTAAGAGGGTTCGAGAGTATGTCTCGAAGTCAGGGCTTCCGGCTCGGACTCAGGCTCGGCTCATCAACCTCTTCGCAGACGCTCTTGAGTATGATGAGGACAGCGTGAAGGAGTCCGTTGAGGACGCCAAGGCTGAACTCAAGGAAGCCGGCGCCGGTCCTAAGATCGTTGGGATGGGTGCTTCTGAAGGCAGTGGCGGTGAGAGCCGTTCCACCGTCAGCGTGATGGAGTCCGTGGAAGCGACCTTCGGTATCAAGAAGGAAGCTGACAAGGACAAGAAGTAGAGCCACTAGAGTTGCTTCAAGGAGCTTAAAAGATGGCCCGCACTTTCGTCAATGCCGGTCGCCGGCGCCAGTGGACACCAACTCTCGGTCATATGGCCGGAGATTTGGTTTACAAGGATGGGTACTACGGAGTCGTCCAGGATGACGCCGCTTTCTCATCTGCTCCTACTGCGGCTGACCGTCCGGTTGTTCAGATTCTCGACGGGGTCTGGGATCTGAAGGGTAACCTCTTCGACGCCTCGCTTATCTACGCAGGCAAGAAGATCTATTCAGTGCCGATCACTCAGGCAACGACACTTCAGCTGTTCCATAACACGGCCTCCCTCGCGGCTTCTGCTGTGGCGATCGGTCGTACTTGGGCAACAGCTGTGGCTGGGGCTACCCAGGTTCGTGTTGTTCTCTTCGGCCCTGAGAATCAGTACTAGAACAGAGGAGGGATAAAGTGCCGCCTGTCAATCCGCTCGGACTGCCAGTTGGTAAGCGCATCCGACTCTTCGACGCATACGTTGAAGCGAAGGAATCCGCCGATGCTGGTTTGCTGGACGCTCAGGAGGCGATGTCGACCAGCGACTTTCCGACATATCTCGGAAAGCTCGTTCGACACAGCTTCCTTTCTCGATTCGAGGAAGTCCAGGGCGTTTGGAACCAGTATACACGTCAGGTAGATCTTGAGGACTTCGAGGAATATACCTCTAGCCGCTTCGGCCGCTTTGAGGATATTCCCGAGCGTGGCCTCAACGCTCCGTACGATGAGATCGCAATTCGCGAGTTCCCGGCGGAGAAGGTTCGCCTCAAGGAGTGGGGCGCTGCATTCAGTGTGACCCGGCAGCTGATCATTTCTGACCGGCTGAACCAGATCTCTGAACTGCCGCGACTGCTCGCCGAGGCTCTTGCTCGTACGATGAGCAAGCGAGCTGCTATCACCGCTCTTCAGAGCAACCCGACGATGTTCGACGGGAATGCCCTGATCAGCGCCAACCACGGCAATATCGTTACCACAGCTTTGGCGGCGACTGCAGAAGGTGCGGTTAACCTTCAGACATTGGACCTGAAGTTCGACGATTTCACGGATGATGAGGGTTATACCATCGTCACTCCTGGAAACCGGACTCTTCTGATTCCGACGGAACTTCGGTTCGTGGCTCGTGCTATCAATGAGAACGAGCTGCTGCCGAACGCATCGTCTCAGCTTGAAGCGAACCTGATGAGGGGTCACTTCAGTAACATCGTCATTGAACCGTTCTTCACGGACGCGAACAACTACTACGTCCTTTCCGATCCGACGGGTAGCCTTTCGCCTCTGGCCTTCATCACTCTCAACGGAAACACCACTCCGTTCGTTGGGCTGAAGGATCCGGGCGTTCGGGCCGTTCTCGGTGGAAATGACCCGTATTCGTTCGATTTCGATGAAGTCAAGTATAAGATCCGCCACGACTTCCAGTTCAAGCCGATCGAGTGGCGCGGGATCATCGGTGCAATCGTCACGTAATTCGTGACTCTCCTCCGTACCTCTTGGAGGTACTAGAAAGGATCAGGTAGGCGGCGGTGGATAACTTCTCCATCACCCTCGGTATGATTGTTCGTAACGAGGGTAGGACACTTCGTCGGTGTTTAGAGTCGGTGGCTCCCTTTGTAGATGAGATCGTAATCGGTCTTGGAGGGGAGTCCACCGACGACACCGAGCAAATCGCTCGAGAATTCACTGACAAGATCTTTCCGATCGAGTGGACTAACGATTTCTCAGAGGCCAGAAATCTAGTTCTAGATCGAGCCACAGGAGACTATTTCCTGTGGTTAGATGGAGACGATGAGTTGGTTGGCGGTGAGAATATCCGCCAACTACTCCGTTCTCATCCTAATCTCGATAGTTTCTACATGGGCTATGATTATGCCCGTGATGAGAATGATAATTGTATCTGCTATCTCGTTCGAGAACGGGTTGTTCGTCTTCAGGACGAATTGGAGTTCAAGGGCTGGAGATGGGTAGGTAAAGTTCACGAAACTCTGGTTCCACTAAACTTTGATGCGGCTAAATCCAAACTAGTTGATAATATCTTCGTTCGTCATCATAAACCGCCGGATAAGCATGAGATAGATCGCAATCTCAATATCCTCTATGATCAACTAGCGGAACAAGAACCAAATCCCGATCCAAGGATTCTGGGTTATCTCTGTACGGAGAATGCCGGGCGGGGTAATCTCAAAGAGGCCATTCTTCACGGTCAGAGATTTGTGAAGCTCTCTGGATGGCGAGAAGAACGCTACCAGATGATGCACAGAATCGCTGACATGTATCGGGTTTCTGGGGAATTCTCTAAGGCTATAGATACAGACAATTTGGCGATTCAGATCTGTCCGGAATGGCCAGATGCTTGGTATGGACTTGCGGAGACTTACAGCGCGATGGGAAACTATCGAGCTGTAATTGAGATGACAAAAGCTGGAGCTACTAAGCCAGCTCCAGACACCATGCTGATCGTCAATCCTCTGGATTACACACTCTTTCCGTTAGTTGTTCTCGCGGGCGCGTATGCCCATCTCGGTGATTACGAGATGTCTCTTGCAAACTATTCTAAGGCATACGAAATTCGCCCAGATGACACCATTGGTGAACAAATCAATCTACTGAGAAACGAAATCTATCTCCAACGAGTGGTAGATGCTTTCCTTCTAGTAAGGGAGCAACTCGGTAGAAATGACGAATGGGTGAAGGCCCGGAAACTCTATGATGCTTTACCTAAGCATATAGAAGATCATCCAAAGATCAAGGAGACTAGAGAACGAACTCTCTTCCAGACTTCCCATCTCTTTGATCCAAAGGCGATGGCAGATTTCTACACCGGAAATCCACATTGGACTCCGATGGCAGAAGAAGCCATTAATGATCCAGCTTGGGTTAACTTTCCTCGTTTGAAATTTGCCATAGAAGTAGCCAAAAGAATCGGAGCCAAATCTATTATAGATTGGGGTTGCTCTGATGGCTTCATCACCCTCCCACTTGCCAAAGAAACCGGCGTCCCGGTCAAAGGGTACGACCTCGACCCGAGATGTATTGAGCTGGCTACGTTACGAGCGAAAGAATGGGGAGTGGAAGCTCGTTTCGAGGTCTCTAATGTTGATGAAATCGGAGCCTGGGAAGAAGAAAGAGCGGATCTGGCTCTCTTCTTCGAAGTAATAGAACACGTTGTAGACCCGGCGCTTGTTCTCGCGGATGTAGAAAAGACCGCTAAACATATAGCGATTACGACTCCTTATCTATCCTGGGAAAGAGGTAGAATTCCTGAGTGGGATAGATTAGAGCCGAAGGGACATGTAAGGATCTTCGATGAGAGAGACCTTGAAGCCCTAATCGCCCCAAGAGGACGGATCTGGAGTCTATACAAAGTTCCTCATTTCCAAGGAACTGGGTGGCTGTTCTGTGACTATAAGCCTCAGGCTACATACGATAAGAAGATAGTCATAGGAGCGATGGGAAGCCCCGAGACCTGGAATCCCAAGGTCTTCGAAACGGGCGGGTTAGGTGGCTCTGAGACTGCCATCATAAAACTTGCTGAAGGATTTGCTGAGCAAGGCCATCTTCCGGTCGTTTATTCTAACATCGATGCCCCGGGATACTACAACGGAGTCGCTTACCGTGATACCTCAAGATACGACCCGGAAGAGAGGTCGGATCTGTATATCGCCTGGAGAATGCCAGAAATTGCTGACTGGGATATCCACACGAAGCGATTCATCCTGTGGATGCACGATACCGACTGCGGTGATCGTCTCACCAAAGAACGTGCGGACCGGTTTGATCACATCGTCGTTCTCAGTGAGTGGCACCGTAATTACATGCTCAAGTTCTACCCTTTCTTGGATCCAAATAAGCTGGTAATCATTCCCAATGGGATAGATTTCAGCCGGTTCGATAAGGCGGTGAAAAGGGATCCGCTGCGGGTTATCTATTCCTCGTCCCAGGATAGGGGATTAGATATTATCTTAGAATCAATCTGGCCGAAGGTAATAGAAGCAATTCCCGAAGCTGAATTGCATCTTTACTATGGATGGAATAACATAGACAAGTTTACGCCTATGTATCCCCATCTGGCCGATTTCAAGAAACGAGTATTAGAAGCACAAGCCAACACCGCCGGGGTAGTTCAACATGGTAGAGTTAACCAAAAGGAACTAGCTGAAGCATTTCAGAAATCTTCGGTTTGGCTTTATCCGACTTACTTCACTGAGACTTACTGCATCACAGCCATAGAAGCTCAATTGGGCGGGGCCATTCCAGTAACTAATCATTTAGCAGCCTTGAAAGAGACAGTTAGTTCTGGGATCATTCTTTCAGAAGATGTTAGGAACCCGGAAGTTCAGGAGCTATATGCGAAAGCTGTGATACAGATACTAAGTACTCCACTGAAGGAAAGAGCCCATCTCCACAAAAAGGTGAAACTGAATACCCCAGCCATAAGTTGGATTGGGGTTGCCAGTACTTGGAGTCGGCTTTTCTTAGGTAAATCTGATGCCCGGGATTAGGATAACACACCCAGTAGAAACAACCTGTGTATTCACTCTAGTCGCCGGGGATCGACCCTATAGAACACCTTATGAATGTGGCCAGTGCCACAGAACTCACACACATAAAACTTATCACATCAATTTAGATGGGGAGGGGGCTGCAATCGTCTCTCCAGAGATATGGGATTTCCTTCAGAAAATCCCCGGTCAACCATTCTCATTGAGTAACGAAGTTAAGAAACCGCCCCCTCAAATTCTTAGAATGGGTTTCACAACCGGATCCATCCATATTGTAGGACAGACCGGCAAGGAGATCAGAAGTGGCTAACTATACCACATTTGATTTAGATGGGCTGATTAAAGCTCAACAGAAGGTCATGCAAGCCCGAGCTGAATCTGATAGCAAGTTCATGAACGAACTTCAGGAGATTCAGTTTGAGATAGACAAGAAACTCGCTCTTGTCCGGCTCGGGCCTGTAGGTGATGCCGAGCTCGCTGTTCTTGACGATCTGAAGGCCGCCCGTTTAGTCGATAAGGAAGAGGAATAAGAAATGGCGAACGCCCTTTTCCGCAAATATCGAGAGAACATCATTGGTGTCGGTACGCACTGTGACTTCGATACCGACACTATCAAGGCGATGTTCGTCGATCATGCAGACGATACACCAGTCGCGGCTACTGATCAGTTTATTTCAGATATCCTCTCAGCTGCCCGTGTTCCTGCGATTGCTACTTGCCCAACATTAGGATCCAAGACGATTGGTACTCTTGGAGCCGGCGTAGCAGATGCGGCTGATACTGTCTTCACCGCCCTTACAGGTGATCAGTCCGAAAGTCTTATCCTCTTCAAGGATACTGGAACAGAAGGTACCTCAGACCTAATCGCTTTCTGGGATACCGCGACTGGACTTCCTCTCACCCCGAATAGTGCCGATGTTACTGTTCAGTGGAACGGGTCGGGAATCTTCCAGATCTAAAATGGAAATCAAGGCGGACGACGCGATCTATCTCCTTGGGCGGGCTACTGTAGAATTAGAAGTAATTCGTAGCCAGATGAACGCTCTTCAAGAAGAGATTCGCCGGTTAAATCAAGCTCTCGAGAACTCAAAAATAGAGAAACAGCCAGAACAAAAGCCAGAGGAATAGCTCGTGGCTGATGACGTTGGATATACTCCAGGATCTGGGGCCACCATCGCGGCGGACGATGTAGGCCCCGGCGTCCTGTATCAACGAGTAAAGGTTTCATTAGGCGCCGACGGAACAGCTGTAGATCTTAACGGCGATTCTACTGGCGGACTCTGGGCACAGGGGCCAGCTGCTGCAGACGCGGCTGTGGCCGGGAATCCTCTCTATGTTGGAGCCAGGGGTTCTACCGCCCTCCCCACCGCCGTTTCAGCTGATGGGGATGCTGTCGGCCTGTGGGCTTCCCTGAACGGTGCCCTGAACGTTATCATTAGAGATACGGCTGGGGCTGCCGTTTCGACCGGTACTCAGTACGCAGAGGATTCAGCTCTAGGTACTACTGGTACCGGTACTCTAGTTGTAGCTCGACGAGATGATGCACTTGCTACCCTAACCCCAGTTGAAGATGATGCGATCGGTTTGCGAGTTAACAACCGAGGCGCTCTTTGGACTAAACATGATGGAAACATAGTCGCAGACGCCGGAACCGGCCCGTGGCCAGTTACAGATAATGCTGATTCATTGACAGTAGATTCTCCCGGCATCCCAACAGCCCTCGGGCAGGCTACTATGGCTGCCTCGATGCCGGTCGCGATTGCTTCTAACCAGAGTGGAGTTCCGGTCACTGGTACGTTCTGGCAGGCGACTCAGCCGGTCAGTGGTACGGTCACGGCCAACGCAGGAACAGGTCCATGGCCGGTAACGGATAATGCTGGCTCTCTGACAGTTGATCAGGCAACCGCATCATTGTTCAATGCTCAGGTAGTAGGTCCAGTTGCCGTAGATGTTCCCGCTGCCGGTAATCCTCTCTTTAGTGGAGCCAGAGCTAGCACTGCGCAACCGACGGCTATGTCAGCTGATGGTGATATGGTCGGTCTCTGGGCGAACCGACGTGGAGCTTTAGTTGTAGCTAATGCTCCACATGTTGGATTGAATAGCTCTCCTTGGCAGCTAGCTTCATTCACTGCTCAGTTTACATCAACTCTAACAAGCGCTTTGATGGTGACAGCCTCCGCTTCTCAACAGATCGTTGTAACCGGTGTTCAGATTCAGGCCGGCGGTACCACAGCAGGGGCGGTGCAGCTCTACTTAGGAACTGGTGCTTATTCACGGGGTACTACCCCGGCCATCTTCGATGGTGAGTTTGCGCCAAGTAGCACCAATAAACCCGGTGTTGTAATGACGGGGCCTTTCATTGGAGCAGCTGATGCTGATCTTCGGATCACCACCTCAGCGGCAATCAACCCGTTAACCGTCACCGTTTGGTACTACCTGGTGTCCTAAGCGATGACTATCGCCCTCGGAAGCTCCACAAACCTCGCGTCGGGAACCGGGACCCGCAACTGGTCGTCGCCCACCACTGCCAACAAGGCGTACGGCGTCGTCGTCATTTCAGGTGGAGCGGTTGAGGAAACCTCCGACGTCACATGGGGCGGGGTCTCGATGGCGCGGATCGCCACCGGCGCCAACACGAGCGGCGAGTCCGGCACGACGTCGGTCTGGTGGATAGATGCTCCAGGAACCGGAGCGCAAACGGTTGAAATTACCCGTAGCGGCTCGACTGCTTACATCGCGACCGCGTTCGATGGAACGAGCGCGACAGGTTACTCTGAGGTGGTGCCGGGCGGAATTAACATTGGATATGACGAGGGCAGTAGCACCTCGATCAGTAATATCACGACATCTCTGACGATCCCGAGCGGCTCGGTAGTCGCGCTCTACGGCGGCCTGTACTCCGGCGAGAACGCGCTGTCGTCCATCACCGACAACGCCAGCCTCACCCGGTCGCACTCCCAGGACTTCGGCAACTTCGTCTCGGTCATCAACCGGCGGACGGCCCTATACACCGGCACCGGGGCGGCCCTGACCACGTTCGCGTGGACGCAGAGTTCAGATGACGGCGCCTGGGCTGTCATCGCAGTCAGGGAAGCTTCTGCTCCTACTCCCGCAGAAGGCTTTCCATTCGTCGGGGGAGGTTATTACCCGACATGACGAACTACGCTACAGATACCTTTACCAGAACACTGGGTACCAATCAGTGGGGTACGGCCGACACTGGCGGAGCTTGGACAGTTAATGGAACTGCTGAGTTCTCTGTAGATGGGTCTGAAGGTATTTGTAGTACAGCAGCTAGTACAAACAGAGCCGCCAGACTTGATTCTATGACGGCGGTAGCTGATCAAGAAGGCGTATTGAGAGTTTTAGTCGATGATTTCACTGAAGCAGGCAATATCGCCTATTGTCGCATCGAAACTCGATATCAGAATGCTGGAAATGATTACTACCGGTTCCAGATTCAATTTGGAAGCACAGGGAGTATCGGGCTTTCACTCCGCCGAAATCTAGGCGGAACACCCACAACACTTGATACAATCACCGGTATTCTCACAGGTATTACTACCAGCGACCATGTTCGTATTAGATGGCAATTAGAAAACAGTGGTTCTGATGTTATTTGTCGCTACCGATTGTGGAAAGACGGAGATGCAGAACCAGGAACATGGAGTCGAGAATATACTGATACTGCGCCGGGCGGCAACGCTCAGAATGCTGGTATACTCCAACTTACTCTACAGAACGTAGATAGTTCATCTTCCAAGAACTTTAAGGTTGATGATATAAATCTAGCCGATCTTTCAGCTGGCGGCAATCCTCTTGCTCGACTAATGATTGGATCTAAGTTGTGACTCTTCTAACTCTACTTCAGAGTGGGGGAGCACCAGGCCCACAAACTGTGGGGCCGATGGGACTCATTTCTAATCTTGGTGTAGTTTTTGCTCCCCAAATCAATCAACAAGTTGATGTTGGACTAATCACACAGACTCCCTCTATCTTCGCCCCACAAATCAATCAGCGAGTAGATCCCGGACTGATTTCTAATTTAGGTTCTGTTTTAACACCTAGTTTACTTCAGGCACAGATCATATATCCTAATCTTATCAGCCAGCTAGGGACTACTTTCGCTCCCCAAGTTAACCAGCAAGTTCTACCGAGCCTCATCTCTCAACTTGGTACTGCTTTAGAACCAAGTCTTCTGCAGGCACAGATCATTTATCCGGATCTGATTTCTAATCTCGGTTCACTATTCGCACCCCAAATCAATCAGCAAGTTGATCCTGGGTTAATCAGCCAGTTGGGAGTAACCTTTGATCCTACCGTCTTAGTTCCCCAGGCGGTGGATCCAGCTCTTATCCAGCAACTCGGGATTGCCCTGGAGCCGACGGTTCTACAAGGCCAACTTAAACCAGACCTAATCTCTAACTTAGGTCTGGTTTTCAGTCCCCAAATCAACCAACAGATTCAATTGGGGTTGGTAACTCAACTTGGCACCGTCTTCAGTCCGCAAATCAATCAACAGGTTCAACTCGGATTAATCTCACAACTGGGCTCGGTATTTGCGCCGCAAATCAATCAGCAGGTCCAGTTGGGCCTGATTAGTCAACTTGGTATAACTTTCACACCCACGGTCATCGGCGCCCAGTTTGTAACTCCAGATCTTATTTCTCAGCTCGGGGTGGTCTTCGCTCCATCTACAGGCAATGTTATAGACCTGGGTCAGATCACTAACTTGGGAGTAGTCTTCGATCCTACTATTCTTCAAGCTCAGTTTGTTACCCCAGATCTTATCCAACAGCTTGGATCCCCATTCGCCCCATCTGTGGCTCAACAGGTTCAACTTGGGCTGATCAGTCAGTTGGGGACTGTCTTCAGCCCTCAGGTTAATCAACAAGTTCAGGCTGCTCTAATCTCACAATTAGGTCAGCTCTTCGCCCCAGATATTCTCCAGCAAGTTCAAATACCTCTGATAGATCAGTCTGGTCAGGTCTTCACACCTAGTATTGTTGCTGGGGCTATCGCTCCACAGCTGATCAGTCAATTGGGCCAGGTGTTCGCACCAAGTCTCAATGCTCCTCTTGGATTAGGCTTGATCCAGCAACTGGGCGTCACCTTCGACCCGAATATTCTCAGATCAATACAGCCAACTCTTATTCAACAGCTAGGAACCACCTTCGATCCTATAATTGCACAGCAAGTTCAGTTGGGGTTGATTCCCAGCGGCGTTCAACTATTCGCCCCCTCCGTCAATACCCAAGTCGCCCTGACTCTGATTACCCAGGTACCTCAGATTTTCGCCCCTACCGTCCTGATTGCCGGTCCACAGCCGCCGCTTATTGAGAACCTGGGACAAGTTTTTGAACCGGAGATGGTTCAGGCCTCCATCATCCTTGTGGGCTTGATTACTCAGCAGGGGATTGTCTTCGAGCCTCTTGTTGCGGTTGGGGGTAACTGGTACTGGTTGAATGCTTCGCCAACCTTCGGAAGTACAAGGGATGGCGGATTCCCATCTATTCAAGAGAGTTGGGGAAGTCCCAAGCGTAACGAAGGGCAAAGCTCATGACCCTTGGAGATATTGATGCTGTCAGATTACTTACTTCAGATAAGAGTCTGATCACCAGAGAGACTGCTAAAGGTGATGGACTTCAGAAGTATTTCAAACTAGGTCATAGGAATATCTCCACCAGTCCCACTCTGGAAGTAAGAGTCAGTGGGGCAATCAACACTGACTGGACGTTAGATGCAGATCAGGGGATAGTGACCTTCACTGTCACTCCGGCAGCTAGTGCTCAAGTAGACTTCACCTACTATTGGAGCATATTCAGTGATGCCGAGATTCAATACTTTGTCGATGCGGCAGGCGGCAATACAACAATCGCGGCGGCGAAGGTGCTACTTGCTATTGCAGCAGATGCATCCAAAGTCGCCCAACGCCAGTCGTTGGCGGGCGGTGGAGGTCTCGGAGCTGTTACCCTCGACACCTCAGTCACCGCCAGAGAACTCAGAAACACAGCCAAAGCCCTTATAGAGATGGAAGGTGACATTGGAGCTTCCATCCCAGCAGAAGGTTTGACTGAGCTTGCTTGGAATGAGTTCTCTTATCAAGAGATTACTGCTCAAGATTTGATTAGAGAGAGTTAGCTGATGTATCAGGAAGAAATTGCTGATATCACCGCCGACCATCTCCGTAGTCATATCATCACTTATCTGACTCAAGTTTCAGCCGTTTATGGAGATAGTGTTCATCTAGAACCTCCTAAGAGCATCGAGACAGCTAATCTGGTAGGTGGAGTCTATAACGCTAAGCTCAATGAGATGCCCGCCTATGCGGTAGATATCATCTCGAAAGCCTTCGCGGGTGAAACCAACGAAGGGTTATGGCTCTATACTTATGATGGACATATCGCTGGAGTACTCTCCGGCATGAGTGAAGAGTCCGTCAATGATGCAATCAAACGCCATGAGCAGGCTGTAGAAACGTTCGTCAAAGCCCATCAATATATGCATCAAACTGTTAGTGCTCTGGGTAATGATTTCAGTATCAGAGAATTAGGTTTCGCTGGCGCGGCTTTCTCTGGGGCTGAATTAGTAGACGAACAGGATGGGCGAGAATATTGGATTGCTGGATTTAGAATTGATCTGATATGGGTGGTGAGCGAAGGGGGCCCATCAGATCATGCCTGAGTTGATGTCAGTTACCATTCAGGTAACTGGAGCTGATGAAGCAATAGCGTCTGCGCGACGACTCACTCCAGCAGCCCTCAAAGAACTGCGGGAGGCGATAAGAGAACGGGCCAAGCAAACGGTATTCAGATTCAAGGCCGAAATGGAAGCTGAGTATACCAGCGCTTGGGCCACGGGGATGTTAGCTCAGGGAATTACCTTCAAAACATTCAACCGTCCAGAAGGCGCTGAAGTCAAGTTCTATATCCAGGATAGGCGAGAGCTTAGATACGTAACAGCTATGCTGGGCGGCTACTTCAAGAGATTCCCAGTGGGACCCTTTACGATCCGGGCCAGAAATACTAAGATGTTGAGGATCCCATTCCCCAATTCACTGGCAAGGAGGTACACGCGGGGAGAAGCGGGAAAGTTTACTGGGAGTCGCCCAGGCTCAGGTATCTACGTCAAAGAAGTCCTGTGGGGCAAAAGATCAGGTGGCTTCCCCAGGGATGTGATTAGTGAAGTAGCAGAACAGGAGGGAGCCCTTTTCGTGAGGGATATGGAAGCCGCCGTCCAGAAGGCCATTACATCTAGCATCTCCTAAGGAGGAACAGGTGACTCAGCGTCAGATCCTCGAGAATTCGATCGATCTCCTTAAGACGCTTCGGGGACCGGCGAAGATTCTCTACGCAGACGCCTCTGTTGGGTTCCCCACTCTTATTGAGAATGTAATCAATCCCAGTACTGGAGCTCCAGGAGCCAGCTGGGTTTCATTCGGTCTCACCCGTGGTGGGGTAAACGTCAACAAGAACTTGGATATCGCAGTCCGAGATGATGTCGATCAGATCCTTGGAGCTTATGATCAGGACATCACGGACCGGTCTTATACGATCACGACTCAGTTAGCTGAAGTCATGATCGACACCAGTCAGTTATCAGTTGCGATGGATATGGGTGTTGCCAGCGTGGTTGGCACAGCCGCTACACAGACCTATCGCCCACTGGATGATAGTGACAACAAGACCCAGGAACGACGCTGGGCTGTAGTCTTCCCGAAGGCCACCAATGGGAAAGTTTTCGCATTCGTCTTCCGACGTGCGGCTGTCTCAGGCGGTGAGAAAGCCTTCCGGTTCGACAAGACGGATCCCGCGAGCCCGCCCTTCGAGCTTCGCGCCTTCCCGGAGATTGCTACCACCATCAATCCGGAGGTGGCGTTCGGCGCCCTCTTCGATCACACGTAGGGGTAACTTCAAATGGGTGAGAGGCGGCAGGCGTTTAGGCGGGAGCCAATCGAGGTTGATCTTGGAGGCGATAGGATCATCGTCGTGGCTCCATTGCCTTGGGAACGCCGGAATGACTTTGGTAACGAAGTCATTCAGCAGCATGTTACTATTCTAAACGACGCAGTTAAGATCTACGTAGAGCCTGATACTAACATCCCTCAACTTCAAGCAAAGTTGGGAGAAAAGTTCACCGACCCAGTTCAGCTGTTGCAGATTGGTTTAGATGCTGGGGCTTTTGAAACCGCAATGGCGGAGCCCCTTTTCATGAATCAAGTTGTCGAGATTCTTATCGCCATCTGCGATGTAAATGAACTAGAACAGGTCAAGGCTCTCGTAGACCCAAACTCGACGACCCCGACAGTTCTTTCTGGGATTCTTTCAGATCTACTGCCGGGGGAGGAAAATACTCAGAAGACAGAATCTGGGCCAGACTCCTCATCAGCGGACTCGACCGAGATACTATCAGAGATCTCACCTACGGAGAACTCCTCTTTATCCTAGGTGAAATAGAACGGGCCACATGGGATAAGAGGAATTGGGAGCTTTCACTCAAGGCGCCCAACCCTGTGGCTGCTTATAATGAAGCTGCTTCAGCGGCAGAGGATGCTGAAACTGCTGTTGAAATAGAAGACCTTCCGAATAAGGATTGGCTGAGGGCGCGGTGACTTTCTCGACCAGAAGCAATCCAAAACTAGGACAATCTTCGGTAGCGACTACTTCACTCGGCGCAGTTGGTGGCGCCCGAGGTACAGCTGCTGGCGCTCTGCGGATCTTCGTTGAGTTCCTTACTACATATGATGGTAAAGAGGTCGATCAGCTTCAAAATGATATTAGGCAGATTGAGCACGCTCAGAACAATGCCAATATCTACGAAAAGAAGCGCCAGACAGAATTAGGACAGGTCCGTCATAAACTCCAACAAGCCGATCTTATTATGCGGGGTCGGCTAGATGCGAGCCAACGAAAAGAACTCAAGGTACTAGAAGCCAAAGAATCATCACGAAGTAAAACTGCCAAAGCGGAAGCAGCTACTCTCCGAACGACTTTAGCTGCTGGTCTTCGATCAGTCGGGCTCACTGCGAAAGAAACAGAACTAGTTCTCAACCGTTCTAAACTTAGGGAAAGAGAATCAGTTCTTGAAAGCAGGAGTGAAAGATACCAGAAAGCCACTGTCGAAAGAAACAAACGACTAGTAGGACAGGAACATCAGCTTACCAGACTTCAACAGGTTAGAGCTGGCTTTGCTCCAAGACTCGCTGGTTTGGCTGTAGGTGCTATCGGCGGTATCTTCGGTGGCGCTGTTCTTGGTATCGGCTTCACCCTCGCTCAAACTGCTCTAGAGAATATTGGTTCAGCCATTCAGGATCTAATTGATCCTTCTCGCCATGCCAGAGAATCTCTGAAAGAGTTGGCTGACGAAGTCCTGAAGTTGGCCGATGCCAAAACTATCTCTGATCTTCAGGCCGCTAGCGAAATCGTAGCTAACTTTGGAGTTTCAGATAAAGCTCTCGCTGGTCAGTTGACTGGAGTTCTAGGTGAAGCCGCGGCACAGCAGCGACTCATAGAGAAACTAGAACAAGAAAAGAAAATCCTAGATCTACTGGTCAATCAGAAGGGCGTAGAAGCTGATCTTCGGAAGAAGGTCGCAGAGGTAATCACGGAAGAGGCCCGACAGGAGGGTACTCTTCATAATATACTGGTTCGAGTTCAGGGCGGATATCGCGGTGCCTCTACCGCAGTTCAGACTTACATCGGTGATATAACTCTCGAAGAGGCAGTAACCCAGAGACTAGAATCTCAGCTTCGAGAATTAAGAGATGCCGCCCTTCAAGCAGCAGCAGCTCAGGCTCAGATGGCGGCGGACGCCTCACGAGCTACCATTGCTGAAGAAGCTCTTTCCGCAGCTGTCGCCTCTGTGGTTGCGTCTAGATCAGCGGCCACAGATACTGCTATTGAGAATCTCGGCTCCGGGGAGTCTGCTAGAACCAGAGCCCTCCAAGCTAAGTTGGATGCCGCTTTTGGTGGGGGTGGCGGGGGTGGCGCTAGCCGAGCTGCGGCTCTGAGGAATATCGCGGAGGAACGAGCACTAATTCTCCTGCGACAGAGGTTGCGACTTCTTGGCAAGAATATAGATCTAGAGAAGTATTCCGGTAAGTTCCTTCTCGAAGCTATAAATGCCAAGATCAATGCCCTTCAGAAAGAGGGTGCCGAGCAGTCTCGCCTCAACCAGTTACTTGATCTTCAGTACCGGATGTCCAAGACACTCCGGCGACAAGAAGGTGAAAGTATCGGCGACTTCCTGGAACGGAGAGCCCAGGAAAATCGCAACATGCTGGCTGAACAGCAAGACCTAGAACGCCAAGCCCTGATCGACAAACTCAATGATCAGAAGGATGCCGTTCAGGACGAAGTCCAACTTGCTGAATTGGCCGAACAAAAGAAAGAAGCTCTGAGGCAATCAGGCACCAGCTCCTATTTGAAGAACCTCCAGAAGCAACTTGAGGCGAGCCGAGAAGCCGATAGGAAAGCTCTAGAGGCTAAGAAGAAGGCACTGCTAGCTGAACAGGCCGCATTCAACGAAGCGGCTAAGAAAGCAGTTCTGACGGCTAGTGCAGAAAATCAAGCTAAAGTTCGGATGCAGTTCAGCTATGTTAGATCAATTCAGGATATCTACAAGACCAGCGGATTGATCCAGGGTCAGCTTTCTGCTAAAGCTTTCTTGAAAGCCTTCGGAACCGCTCTTATTGCTAGTGGTTTGATGACTCCAAAGCAGTTGGCTCAGTTATTGAAGGGTATCGATTCCACCTTAGCCGCTGCTTATAGAGCGCAATCTATTTACAGTTCTAATGCGATCCATGACCTCGCTAATCTTGCCGGCCAGTTCCACGGTTTCCAGCAGGGCGGGATCATCCCATTGAACAACTCCAGTTCACCATTCGGACAGAATGTCAAGGTGGGAGAAGGCGGAACTGAACTTGGGGTTATCCTTTCTAATCGCGTGACCCAAGCCTTGAGAGATTCACAAATGGCGGCAGAACAGATTGGACCCTTCAACCTCTATGGCTCTGTGGATCCATTGAGAGATACGTATAAGTTCAAGCGGTTAGTGAAAGAGGCGGTGCAGGAGGCGCTTCGAACATGAATCAAAACTTGTTGATACTTTCCCATGCAACCTATGTCGGTCCATCTGGTGCCACAGCAGCGGCTACTTATTCTTTCTTCACTAAAGATTACAAGCCTCCCACTGAAGAGAGATATGTTCAGTATGATGTAGTGAAGAATCAGAACGGTAAGTTCAAGTATATTTACGACAACGGCCCAGGTTTTCGTAAGTGGTCACCTTTTTCTATCGCCTGTGAGACTAAATTTCTAGATCGACTTGGAGTAATTGCTGCTACCCAATACTCACAACTACGAGAGATGTGGAATCATCCTGGTGTATTGGGAATGAAGGCTCCAGAAGGAACTTACCTAATTCACTGGTCTGACACTTCACTTGAACATAATTTCAGAGTGTTTCCCCGAGAAGCGGGGGATACTGTTGAATATGAAGTAGTGGTCCAGTTTGAGGAAGGACAGTAATCATGGCTGGCAATACTAACTTCCCAAGCGTATTGGACACAGATACCGAACTTTTCGACGTCACCGATACCGTAACTGCGATTATAGATGATCATCATAACAATATCAAGGAAGCTATCAAGGCAATCGAAAAGAAAATTGGGATAGATAGCTCCTCAGTTGCAACTACACTAGATTATCGGCTTGGAAATCCCACAGGGGCGCATAAACATGATGGAGCTAGTGGACAAGGCCCAAGAATCAATCCAACTGCCATAACTCTCCCCTCTGGTGCCCTTCCTGTGGGAGGGGCTAATTTATATGATCATTTAATGGATGCTGATGTTCATGGTCTACAAGTTATTCCGTGGTACTATCAAGGATCTCTTCCAAATGGGGCTTCATTAGGTTCTCCCTTCTCATTCGGTAAAAGTTTATCTATTCAAAGTATTGATGCAAGATTACGTCGTGCACCATCTGGTGCTACTACTGCTTTGGATATAAACTTCGGACCTACTTCATTATATGCTGCTTCACCCGGATTACGTCCTATCTTCAATGCCGGAATTAGAGTTTGGTCTCATGCTAGTCCTAACTATATTACTTATCCGTCTGGGGTTCAGATTGTCGTTGATGTAGATGCTGTCGGTTCTAATGATCCAGGTCAAGATCTTTCTATTGTCTTTACTTTCCGCGAGCGATTATAATGCCAACAAAGTACGGAACATCGGTTTTATATGGGGCTGCTGGTACTTATGGGGCTTTTTCTGCTGAACTATTAGCAGCCCAAGAATTAAGGAGCAGGGAAACCGGATTAAAGATCTCTATTATCGATGAGAATCTAAACCAATGGGTAAAACTAACCGGTACTGAAATCAGACAGAAAGATTTCGTTACTGGTGGGCCTGTTACTAGTATTCTATCCCAATCTTATAGAGCACAATCTTCAGCTTTACTATTAGGAAATGGTAATATCATTCGAGCAAGAGTTGGTGATGGATCAGAATCTGATCGCCAACTCTATGTTCAAACTATTACAGATCCTACTTTAGCTGCTCAGTGGAATAGTTGGTCATTACTCTATTCTGGTGATCATATAGCTGTAGCAGTAGTTGCAACAGGAGCTAGTACTTATACCATTTACCATTCTAAATCAGATGGAAGTGTTTACCGAGATAATGCTTTAGTTTGGAACCCAACTGCAGATTGTGTCACTATCTATCCAGTAGAAGGTGGCACAAACGGAATGATGTATCTTCGTTTATTGAAGACTTCTAATCATGGCGGACGTACTCTTGATTTATATTACACAGAGAATATCAACTCGGTCACTCCAGCAAGCGATATCTTAAACTATGAATGGTATAGAACTACCATCTGGGGCTATATAATCAACTCCAAACTTTATCGACTTCAAAGCATAGGAATGTTTTCAGATCCCAGAGCAAAGTCTCGTGGTGATAGTATTGTCATATCTTATCTTCCCAGTACTACCTATGGTGCCACTACACGACCAGAACCGTTATCTCTAATTCGGGGTGTAGGTAGTGATTGGGGTCATAACGAACTTAATTACCCGAGGATGTTTCTATTATCTGATGGGTATTGGTATCTATTCTCTAATGAACACCATGTTGATGAAAATTATCAACTTATCTCAGATACCTACTCCCCTCTTATATGGCAACGATCTAAGGACCTGTATCACTGGTCAGAACCAGTTCATACTGGTATCTCAGGTCTTCATGGTTGGTATGTTTTCGAATCCGGATCTTACGTTTACTTAGTTGGTAATAGTGAAGTCTGGTATCGTCCATTATCTTCAGTTACGTATGATTTAACTAACTTCGTTCCAGAAGTTAACATGGAAATGCCTTCAGATAATCAAGTAGGTAATGGTGAGTATACTGTCTCAAACCCACTAGGTGTAAACGATAACATTCTTTCACTTTCTGATAGACGTACTAAAATTCAAGTAGGTATCAAAACTACAACTGGTCAGTTTGAGTTTTTTGATTTCAATGATTGGTGGGTTAGAAGAATTACTCGTTCGATAGAAGGTGAATCTAGTCGACTAAGGGTTCAAGTCGGTGATGTTTGGGATCGTTTATCTAATTCACTTAGAGATACTTACAATTTCCTAGGTAAAACTCTTTGGGAAGATTGGGCTGATGGTAAAAGGAATAAATCATTCAACTACTTCTTTGAAACTGATTCTGCACCTCTAGAGACAACAGATTATCGTCTTCAATCTCGCGGTATTTGTTTGTATACTGGCTGGAAAGGTCATAATCCGAATATAGAAGTTACTTTGTCTGGGGTTACAGGAACTCCTACTGTGATCTTCAGATATGTAAACTCTCTCAATTATATGAAGGTTTATATATCTGGTTCTACTATCTTTCTTGCTCAGGTAAAGAATGGTGTTTCTACTAACCTAGACTCTACTTCTATTACGTCAACATCTAATCATAAAATTAAAGTTGATATAGTTTATGGGGCTTATAAGATCTACTATAATGATGATCTGAAATTAGATAGTAAACTAGTAGATCCTGAACATGTCAAACCTGGTTATGTAGGTTTTAATGCGACAAGTTACAAGATTTCTAATTTCACACTTACTGATTGGGAAGCTAATCTGACAATGGAGGATCTAATCCGTACTGCTTTATCAATGGGAGATTATCATGATGTAGTAGTTGGAAATGCAGAATCTAAAGCATATGCAATCATCTGGGGTCCACAGACAGATATTCCCAGTCCAGCAGTAGCTTTAAAGACGGCGCTAGAAACTGAAAAACTTCAAATGATTTGGAAAAATGGTTTTATCCAGATCGGACGTTTCACTGACAAGACTCCAGTTAAGAAAATTCAGGATCGTATCATTTCTACGGAACATACTGATGAGGCTAATCGTAGAATTAATCTAGCTGTAGTTGATGGAAATGAACATACCTGGATAGAAGTAGATGAAGTAGATACTCAATCTCGAGATAGGCAGATTGTGGGTTATTATGATTTGCCTGAACTTCTAGATTGGGATTCTGTAAAAGATAGAACTAGAGAAGAAATCAGACGAGGTCAAATTGGAGTTGCCCCTGGTGGAACAGTTATCCTATTCTTCGATTTGAATAGGATGGATGCTATTGAGTGGGTTGATAATCTGGGTAATACTACAATTGTAAGAATTGAAGGAATGTCTATTCGGATTAATCAATCCAAAGAACCTCGTCAACTTCTTACTCTTGATAATAGCCTAATCCCATGAAGATACAACCATCAAGGCGATTAACTGAACTCAGTACTCAAACAAATCAGCACCGTATTCACCGAGCCTATCTTGGTGAGGACTATGATGGAATCGGTCAATATGTATTAGTAACCTTTGCTAGAACTTCTACATCTGCTGGAGTTAAAGCCAAAGTCGCATCTGGTGATTTTGGAACTGGGCAGATTATTCCAGTAGGTACTCCAGTTAGTGTATTTGTTTATAGAGGTCAGGTTGAGATTCTTTCATTAGGAATGAAATGAGTAGTTCTAGTCTTGCTTCAATTGTCGAACGATTACAGATTCCTAATCGATTACATCGTGCTTATTTGGCAGAACCTTATGATGGAATTGGTCAATATGTTCTAGTTACGATGGCTAGAACTTCTACTTCAGCCGCGATCAAAGCAAAAGTAGCAGCTGGAGATTTTGGGGGTCGTCGAGTCTTTCCAGAGGGAACTCCAGTTGTTATTCATTCTAATCGGGGACAGGTAGAAATCCTTACTTTAGGTAATCGAGGATTATCATGCATGTTCGACAGTTTTGATCGTCTAGGAGTTGGATTAGTTGCAACTACACCAGATAATTATGATTGGAATTGGGGAACTGGTACTGGCTATGTAGATGGCTATACAAATGGTGCAGAATTTGTAGTTGATTTCACCTCAACTAATCGAACTCAATATGGCTTTTTTGATACATCTAATGAAGTACCCCCACCTTTAAAACTAAATCAGTTTCAATTTCTAACACGATTCAAACAGGATGCTATTATCTCTAATGGATTAGATACTGTTCGATTCTTATGGTATGGGCCTGGATTTGAACAACAGATTAGGATTCAACTTAACTTAAATCAAGGTTGGAATCCTATTTCTGATAGTATGGCCTCATTATCTCTTCGTAGTGTATCATCAGATAATACACCATTTCCTTTCGGATCCATAAGAGTGAATGAGTGGTATATCCTAAAAGTTGAATTCTATTCAGGTGAATATAGTCGATTGAAGATTTGGGAAGAATCATCTGGTGAACCAATTGAGTGGTTGATAGATTTAGTAGATGGAATACCAGAGACTGACGTTAGCGAGTGTATCTTGTGGGATTTCACAAATGAACTACAGAATGGTCAAACAATGAATCGAACTTTTGATCATCTTAAGATATGTTAGAAGAAAAAACCCCCAAAGGTTTTCAAAGACGAGCTATTGACTCCGGATTACACGGTAGTTGGGGCTCCAATCCTAACTGGGCTCAGATGAGATTAGATATAAACGGTGGAACCGTGTGAGGGGGCAATGGAAGAAGACGAAGAAAACGAAAAGACCAAACCAGATCCTAGGCTGAGGTTGGTAGTCGTTATAATTCTCTCTTTACTAGTTATCTTTGTCACCATCTCAGATATAGGAGGGAGGTTGTTTATAAATCCTAATTTCCATATATCTGATTTGATGTTAGGATCCCTGATAGGAGCTTTATTGCTTGCCCTTGGGATCGATCAGGCGAAGAGACCGAGGGGATAGTGATAATGAGTACAGAAGGAGAGGTGTTTCTAGGCTCTGGCTATGGTGCTGTAGTAACAGTCCTATCTGCCGTTGCCCTAGTCATAGCCCTGATCACTTTCAGACTGGTGAACAGGCCGTCAGGTTTATCTGATGAAAATGATAAACTTGTAACTTTCGTCTTGGTAGCGGCGATATCGGCTACTCTTCTATCTGGTCTAAGAGTTTGGGTTGGATCTTCCCCTACTGGATACGGATGGGAAGACTCGGCTTTCAGGATTGCTCTGACCGCATTGAGAGTCTTCATAGTTGCGGCCCTCCTCCTAGTAGTTTGGCGAGAGACATCAGAATGAGCATTACTCCGGTATTCGTAACAGAAACTGATGAGAAGTATTGGACTGACTGTTCTTGGTGCAGTGCCCTGATGCTTGCTAACGAGGCAACTCTTAACAAGTATCCAGCGACTAGGGCGGAAAGAGAAGCTCTGAGGGCAGCGAGCGGTGATTTGGTCGGCGGCAGTAATCTGAACGACGTAGACCGAGGCACCAAAGCTCGCTATGGTTTCGTATTCCGGCGAGCCCCCTTGACCTGGAGTGCTTTCATAGTTGAGCTGGCGCCAGATTCCGGGGCACTGCTTCAAGGATTGTATAGCCGACTTCCAGCACACTATATAAGGTGGGATCCAAAATTTGCCGCCAAGGGGAATGATTCCGCACACGCTGTATATATCGAACGCCACAGAGATGGTAAACTGTGGTGGATGGATCCCCTCGGCAGAGGAACTTACAAGGGAGAATATATCGAGGAAGGGATTGTAAAAGCTTATGCCCTAGGACTCGGTACAATTCATGCATCAGTTGCTAGGGAGGGAGAATTCTTACAGGAGGCATCCGACGTGGTCAAGATTGATGACCCGACTCCCAGGACCTTGGATCTGGCGATCGGGACACCCCTCTATGATGCCGAGACTGGCACCAAGAAACTGACTCAGATCTACGTAGGCGGCAACGATCTTTATAGCCCATACGCCGTTGGTTCTGATTACGCAGTCACCGTTACTTCTCAGTCAGTCAAGCAGATCATGCGAGCCCGGAAGACGGCCGCGAAAGATATCAAGCCATATGGCGGTGGCGATACCAAGCATACTGTTGCCGTGACTGTTGATGGGAAGACCACGTGGAGTGGAAGCGTCTAGGAGAGGGAGAGAATGTCAGCTATTTGGAACGCGTTCCAACGAGAACCTTTGGTTTGGATCGGTGCTGTATTGACCTTTATCCTCGGAGCCGTTGCCTTCGCAAACGGGCAGGGACTCATCTCGGATAACGTCAACGAGCTGGTTCAGACCTGGCTCGGTGTCGATCCTCCAGGCCTCCTGTGGCCCATGATCGCACTGATCGTCGGTCGGTTCATTGTCTATTCCCCCGCTACCGTAGCTAATCTTACCAAGTAAGATGGCTAAGAAGAAGAAGCGGCACAGCGGCTCCAAGGGCTGCTAAGAATTACGCTTACGGGCTCGGGCCTCCTGGAGCTCGTCAAGCCGGTCGATGACGGCAAGTGCCTGCTCGACTGAGTGGATCAGGGTCGCGATGCCGCCCGCGGCCCTGATCTCTTTCATCCGGTATTCTTGCAACAAGGTAGGTTTCCCGGAGGAATCTCTTTTTACCTCAAAGGCTATATACCGACCTTTATAGCAGCCAATGATATCTGGGAGTCCTCTTGTAACGACTGGACTGCCATGAGTTTTTGCCCAGAAGCCGCCCCTAGCGCGTAGGGCCTCAAGAACTTTCTTGACGATCCTGCTCTCTAGGGGCGGTTTTCGTGTGTTCATTGGTAGGGGAGCTGGGATTCGAACCCAGGACCAACTGTGTATAAGACAGGTGCTCTAACCACTGAGCTACTCCCCTATGGTACCGGAGGAGGGACTCGAACCCTCATGGCTTTCGCCGACGGATTTTAAGTCCGTTGTGTCTGCCGTTCCACCACTCCGGCCTAGATGTCGTCTACATCCAGTTCCTCGAGGTCTTCCTCGTCTTCCGCGTCGAGCTCGGCGGAGCCCCCGTCAGAAGTCTCCTCGTCTTCACTGGTCCCTTCGTAATCAGCCTTCTTGAAAGTCGCTTGGACCTTCGACTTCGTCTTTTCGTTGTAAGTGTCATCATCCAGAGTCACCCCAATGATCAACTTCTTGGCGACGATAGCCTGGATGGGAACGTCCACTGACTTCTTAGGAACTGAGATACCCAGATCCTCGAGGAAATTGCGGAGATTCCACAGGGCCTCGGGCTTGAGGCTAGTGGTATGCCAGATTGTCCCCGCCCCCTTGTACTTCTCGGGCGTTACGATCTGGAGTCTCCAGCTGAGATATTTGGAGGTCTCGTCATCCTTCTTGGTCTTCAGTTCACAACCGACGACCTGAACGAGATAATCTCCCGGCGGGACATGAGCTGCCTTGCCGCCCTCGCGTCGATCTTCGACGTTAGAGAAGTCAATGCTAAGCTTACTCGGGACTTTCGGGGCTGGCATCCTTGCCTCCGTATACTCGATCCAGGAAATCCTGGAGGGTTGGGTTCCGCTCAATTGCTCTGAGCTCATGGAACCTATTACCAGAAACGTACTTGGGGAATGATCCTAAGAGCATCCTCCGTTCCATAACTTTCTTACCTTTGACCTCTACCTCCCTCACGTAGATACGTCCGATGATATTAGTTGCCGAGAGAAGAACCGACCTGGGAGCCGGCGACAATTCAGGGTGTGTTTCAATAAGAGTGTTCCCTTCCTCATCGTCGTCTGTGGAAGTCTTCTCCTGAGCATTGAAGATTATGTGGTAAGGTAGGTTTCTGAACTTGATGATAGCATCTTTGAGCATCTCCCCAAGCTTGAGATAGCTCCGCCTATCTGGAGTCAATGGATCCCGTGTCATATCTCTATCGAGATCGTCCTTGAGTACCCATTTCATTCCGATAGATGCTAACATCGTGATGGTATCTAAAACTATAACCTGATAGTCGTGCTTACCACTGCGAAGATACCAGTAGATAGGATCGATTTCTTCCCAGCGAGTTACTTCATAGATATCTACATTCGGCTTCCCCCTGACAGAAGCGTAGCCTTTCTCATTGCAATCAATGATCAAAGTCTTCAATTCAGAACTGCAGGAGAAGACGGTTTTCCCGACCTTATTTCTCCCATAAAGGCACATCTTGAAGTACTTGTCATCGATCTTATCTACAGGAGTGATTCTAGTAGCCGCCTTCGTTGCTGACTCATCCCTCGTCGTTTTCGTCGTCGTCTTCGAGGACGGTTCCAGAGTCACTGCCACTTACGTAATCCTCCTCTGAGATAACGAACATCTGGTCCCTCATAATCTTGGTATCGAACCCATTCAGTTCTGACCGACAAAGATCATGGTAGGCACATCTGACGCAATCTCGAGTAATCGTTCTGGTAAATCGCCTAGTCTCATCGATCCTCTTGACCACCGATAGGGTATCAAGCAGGATTTCTTTAGTAACTACAGGCTCTCGTGGAAGTTTGTATCTCCGTAAGAATTCTGACTTCCGGGCCATCGGCCGGAGAATTTCGATGTAGTCCCTAGGATCCCTATTGTGTTGTTTTAGAAATCTCAATAGAGTCGGATAGTCAGTAACAATCTTTCTACGACTGATGGATCCGTCTTTATTGATCTGAGGGATGGATGGAGGCTTACTCTTTACGTAGTTGTAGATTACTCCAGCAATATCTAGATCATACTGTATTTTAGCTGCCCAAGGATAGAGCATTAACTGTGGGTCCATCGCATGGAATGAGGTCGGCATCGGAATCTGACTAGCAGTCTTGTGATCTACTAGCCACAGGAGGTCTTCCTCGTCCCTGACAATCAGGTCCAATCGCCCCTTGAAAATGAACTGTTTTCCATTTACACGAAGAGGGGTTGGAACTTCAAGAACCTGTTCTACCAGATATGGTTCCCAGCCATCATTACGGTAGTACCAGAGATAGGACTTCATAATCCTCTCCACCACCTGTGGCAGAGGCGGACCGACTGTCTTCCCTCTAGTTCTCAGGGCTAGTCGCTCTTCTTCGAATAGCTTATTCCATTCATTGACGTATTGAAGATGACCAACCTTCCAATCACCCTGAGTATAGTAGGTTTCCAAGGCGGCATGAACCCAAGAACCTAAGAAGAGAGGTCTTTGTTTCTTCTTAGGCTCTAGAAGTTGGATGTATTTGTATTCATACTGCTTTGGGCAACGGTTGAAATATTTCAGTCGTGATTGGTTGAAGTTAACGTCAATAAGATCTGCCACCGTGCCTCCTGACCTATCTATTATAATATACCTAGGCCTCCGCTGTCAAGGTTCAACCTCTCCCCAATGTTGACTGATTGTAACTTCTGCTTCAATGGGAATAGATGGAGAATATCCAAAGAGCTTCTTAAGAGGCAAATTCTCCATCACTTCTTTTACAATATTGGCCGTCTCCTCGGCATAAGCTTCTCTTGCTTCAAGGAGAATCGAATCATGCACATTACCTATGATTCTAGCTTTACGCGGATCGAGTCGTTGATGTAGATAGACCATTGATAGGACTGTGAGGTCAGATGCCATGCCCTGAACGGGTGAGTTAATAGCATCACGTTCTGCTTGAGCCTGTATCTCCTCGTCAGTTGACAAGATGGTGGGAAGGTGGCGGATACGCCCGAGCGGAGAATTGACTGCCTGAAGATTTCGTACAAGACGACGTTGCCTTTCATGCCAAGCAGGTAATCCTCGGTATTGCTCGAAGAAGGCTTCTCTGTATCGGTAAGCTTCTTCCATTGAAACCTGCACGTCATACTTCTCGTCCGCGTAGGTCTTGAACTTTCTAGCCCCCATTCCGTAGAGGAACCCGAAGTTAACGGCTTTCGCCATCTTCCTTTCTTCTTTAGAGATTAGGTCCGGGGCTTTTCCGAGGACCTTTGCCGCTGTTTCACGATGCGGGTCACCTCCTGTTTTGAACGCTCTCGTGAGCGCGGGGTCCCGGGAAAACATAGCAGCAATGCGTAGTTCGATCTGAGAAAAGTCAGCCTCAATAAATTTCCATCCTGGCTTGGTGCCGATGATAGATCGAATGTATACGTCCCTTGGCACCTGTTGCATATCAGAGGAGAGGCGCCCAGTGACGGTCCCCGAAAGATTGTAAGAGGTGTAAAGTCGTGGCTTGCGAGCAATTCCAACTCGAGTGAGCCAGTTTCGAGTATACGTCGATTCATATTTCTGCCACTTCCGCAGCTCCATTAGAAGGTCAACCGCTTTATGCTTCTTACGAAGTTGGAGGAGTACTGGCTCTGCTGTGGACGGTCTTCCAGTCTTAGTTGTGATGATAACCGGGAGTCCAAGATGATCGAAGAAGAACCAACCGAGGAAGACCACAGAGCGGAAGTTGGCGATACCCCTTTTCTCCTCGGGAACGAAGGAGAGTAGCTTATCCTCTATTTCTACGATCTTGGCTTTAATCTCCTTGTGGCGTTCTCTGAGTCGTTCTATATTGATCGGGAAGCCAGTAGTTTCAAACTCAATGAAAGCTCGACAGGCGGGCATGGTCAATTTCATGAAAAGCCGCGCCAGTCGTTGGTTCTTCTTTAGTTCGTCTCTAAAGATGTGGTATAATCTAAGGGTGTAATCTGTATCCTTACCGTTGTAAATCGCAAGTCGCGTAAGTGAGGTAGCAGATCCAGTAAAGGAGATTCCGGCTTCGTACTCGTCAGCTCCGAGATAAGATCTAGATAGAGGTTTAAGACCCTGAGGTCGATTTTCGTCAAGGAGATGAGCAGCGAGCTTGGTATCGAAATGAGCATAGAGATGGACCCCCTTCGCCGCCATCCACTGACAGTCGAACTTGATGTTGTGTCCGACCATCTTCTTGCCAGCTAGAGCTACGTCAAGGGCAGCGTATACTCTCTCGATGGGGATGTCCCATTCGGTAGCTGGGTGTTCCAGGGACACGACATACGATCTTCCTTCTTCCCAAGAAAACGAAACTGTATGAATAACCCCATCAGGAGCCCAAGGCTGAAGACCACCTTCATCTCTATCCATCTCCTTCGTTCCCGTCTCCACATCAAAGGAGATAGGAGTATCCACAGCCGCTAGCATTGAGCAAAGTTTCGCGAGCCCCTTTGAGCTGCGAATTAGCGCCGTTTGAGTTTCCGGGCGGGAATCTACTCCACGGACAAGGCGGGCAAATGCCAGTAGGTCGGCCTTGAAGATACCCTCGTGAGCCGGGTTTCGTAGCACAGCGGCCGGGTGGACTGTGGGGAAGAAAATCCGGTTACCTATCTTGACTGAGATCCCATGTTTGGTCATGATCCCAGTCTTACCAGTCAGGGCTTGTAGCGCCGCATTTCCAAGGAGAAGGATATGGCTAGGATCAACAATTTCAAGTTCACGCTGCATGAAAACTGAGCAAGCCTTGAGCTCTGTTTTCGTGGGAGTCCGATTGTCCGGCGGTCGGCAACGAACCGCATTGGTGATGTAAACCGAATCTCTGGGTAATCCGACTTCTGATAGGATGCGGTCCAGATACTGGCCTGCAACTCCGGAAAATGGCCTTTCCACATCATCTTCACGTGCACCAGGGGCCTCCCCCACTAGCATCACCTTGCTTGGGACTGGCCCATCACCCAGAAGACAAATAGTTTTCGCTCCCCTGTGGAGGTTACAGCGAACGCAGTCTGCTTCTCTTACAGGAAGCCAAACCTTTTCTCGAGCCTCAGTGTTCAGGGACATGCTTTACTACCTGGATTCCAGCCATTTCAAGTAACTTAAGAGGTTCTCTGTCGCGGTATTCAGAGTCAAAGACAACTCGTCTGATTCCCGAGTTGATAATGAGTTTGGCACAACTGTTGCACGGGCTATGAGTACAATGGAGTTCAGCATCTCCAGTAGCGATTCCATTGCGGGCGGCGAAAGCAATAGCGTTTGCTTCTGCGTGAACGGTCCGTAAGCAACCAGTAGAGTTCGATGGGTCACATCCAACTGAAGTACAGTGGGGTAGCCCAGAGGGGGCTCCGACATATCCAGTAGAGATGATCCGGCCGCCCATAGAGATAACTGCTCCGACCGCGGCCCGGTTGCAGGTTCCACGACCTGCCACGATGTCTGCAATCCTGATAAGAAGTTCATCTCTCGATATTCTAGAAGACATCCGCCACGTCCTTTTTGTAGACGTGCAGGGAACCAATCCAATGGGTGAAATTCCCCGGCGAAGCCCCTATCTCCTCCGCAACAAATTCTTGCAACCTTCTAGTCAAGTACAGATCATTGGCCAGATGTGTGAAATAGTCAGCCGATCGCTGAAGATAGGTGATATGAAGTTTGCCTTGGCGTAGGAGGAACCAATACCCTAATGAACAAGGAACTCGACGATTTCCAAGTCGAGCGATGTCAACAACTGGATCCCAGACTGACATGAAAAGTTGTCGAGAGTCCGGATGATCCCTAAGTTCTGAGATGATCCGCCATAGGGAGTCAGCATATCTTTGTCCGTAGGTGTAGTCGAAACCTCTTTCAGCAAATTCTTCCCAGACCTCTGGTCGAAGTTGCCAAGCGCTAGCCTTCCCTGGACCGATGAAGCTTAATCTCTCTATCCACTCGGCCTCGCACCAATCCAGAGTTTTAACATGATCATGAAGGTCTTTCAGTCTCGGCTGGGTAACCGTGTAGATCATGTTGTTGTATTCCATTGTCTCGTAGTCAGGATCATCCGCGATGTTCTTATCCTGCATCGTCTGTGGATGAACCTTAATCCCAAGCTCAGCGATATCTCGCTTGAGTTCATTTAGGGCGTCAGGGAACGATGAGTAAATCCTCACCCGGTGCATCCTCCTGGATTTCCAACGGTTCTGGGACTCGGCGGCCTTCTCCTGTCAGAACCAATTTGGAGACTTCTCTTGAAGTCATCTGGCGATTGATTCTGGTATGCCCATGCCAGCCTTTGATGGTTAGATCCTTCACCGGGAAGGACCTATAGATATCATCTTGGGCATTCAGGAACTTAGTCCGCATTCTCCTAGCAGCTCTCCATTTGATATCCTCTTCATCCCTCGTCATATAGTTGTAGTAGTATCGGACGGCATCTGGTACTCGGCCCTCAGCCTCCATGAATTCTTGGAGTCTTCCAAACTTATGAAGAGTATGAACAGTTTCTACAGTTTTGATGATGAAATTGGGGCAGTAGATCTGGAGTCGGATACTGGACTGGGCAATTCCCATCCGCTCAGCGAGCTTTCTGGCAACGAAATCACATAGAGCGTAATCAGCCACCCCAGAAAATCCGAGGGATTGAGCCCGAGTATATAACGTGAGAGTTGGTGGTTTGGGCTGTCTCCGAAAACTGAAACCCAGCAGGCAGTTACCCCATTGATGCACTGCTTTCTTACCATCAAAATTAGGCGGGACGATCTTGAAGGTCCAGAGTGCGTCATAGGTCTTCACATTCATCGCGTTATTCACCCAGGCATGGAGCTGTTCAACATCCACATACTGCCCGGTGAACTTCGACCACTTAGTAGGCGTGAGGCCGATATCCCCAAGATCGAAATCAAATACGGCACTCTTGGCGATTAGGTGATTTTGGTGAGAGTGAAGGATATTACGCTGGTAGTAGTCGATATATCCGGGACGATCTTCTAACATCCCGAAGTAGGCTCCCTCCCACAGGGCACGGATGTCGGGGAAGGTTTTGATTATCACCCTCTGTCGGCCTCCAAACGAGCTTCCTTGCGTCGCTCGTCTTCAATTCTTTCACATTGACTGACCATAGCATCCACGAATTCTGACGGATGGATGATCTTCGTGATCATTAGGAGATTCAGAATGACTGAAATCTCGGCTCTTAGAACAGTAGATTCTCCATATTTATTGACAAGCTCGTCCCGATTCAGAGTGCGACGATACATCTCGCTCTGTGGCATGGGGACGTAGATCTTGCGGCTGCCCATGCTCATTAGTAATTCGACTCCTGACGGAACTTGTTAACTTCAGATTTCTTGAAATAGGTACGATACATAGCTTCTGCGGCATCAGTAGGATTGCCGAAGATGTAAAGCCACATTCTGATGAAGAAATGGGTGGCGTCCGCCATTTCCTCGATGAAATGTACTTCGTCGGTGATAATCTGGGTTACTTTCCAAGGCTTGTTCTTCAGTGTGTTAGTCGCCTCGGAGAGTTCCTCAATCATTCGGTAAGCTGCGTTTTTGAGGAAGTCTTGATTTTTCGCGTTGTTCAGATCTAATGGGGTAAGACTTCTAAGATTATCTGGGACGAAGAACCCGTTATCTAACTCAATCTGCTCGTATTTGAGTTCTAGTTGATACTGTCGTTCAAACATCAGTTCGAGCATATCTCTTACTCGAACACCGTCCGCCTTGAAGAGTTCGGGGGCCTCAGCCTTGATGTCAGTTATGTTCATTCAATCTCCATTCGATTGGCCCTGTGAAGCAATGCGAAAGATATACACAGAGACCGCCTGACAGATCCCAAGTCCTACCTTTAGTGAAGGGACCTCGATCGATAACAGGAACCGTGACTTGGACTCCTTTCCACCTGAAAGTAACGAGAGTTCCACACGGTAGCGTCCTATGCGCGACCCCGAGGATTGTTTTGGTGAGAGTTTTGCCGCAGGCGGTTCGTTTACCATAGAACCCTGGCCCATACCAACTTACTCGTGAATCCCTGTGCCATGATGCTATAGCCCTAGAATGAACTTGTGGTGTTGGGTTGGGCACACGTACCGGTGCAAACGAATGGCTTGGTTTAGTGCCAGTTGGTGTATGGAAGTCGTAAATGGTTGTGTTTGGTGAGTATTGGAACCCCAAGAGCAGAGCAATTGTAGATATAAGTGTACCAATGAATCGAAGTAACTCATGATAGGCCACCAGCTATGTATCTCCTTACGATTCCCTCCACTCTCTCGAGCTCATTATCCCGATACCAGACATATTGCACGAATCTGTTTCCGAAGTGAACAGCTTCGATAGCCATCGTCTGGTCATACAGCTCGAGAAGTTGAATGAATCTCTCGTGTACTCCTTCCATCTGTTCATTGACTTTCGCGCCTAACTCCAGCCTTCGAATATCTGGACGGGCGTAGATTAGAAGAGCCTCATTAGCCAGCAACTTCTGGATATCAAGTACTAGATTAAGATCAGCATTTATCGTTCCCCGGATTACTGGTCCGTATACCAGCTCAGAATAGAAAAACCTGTCATGGATAGGAGTCTGCCCGTCTGGTGGTGCCAGGAGAATTTGTTTCCACCAGGTATCGAAATCTTGGTCAGGCCCATGAACATTCCTGACCAACTTCATATTGCCTATCCGGTCTATCAAAGCATCTACGAGGGTGGTCTTACCAGAGCCATCGACCCCTTCGACGATGATCCTCTTCTTCTGCCTAGCCATTTTCCCTCCTACCTACATATTATATGACATATAGTTTTCCTTGTAAAGGGTCAGATTTCAAGTAGCCTTCTCGGATTGTGGATAATAGCCTCAGCCAAGTTCCCTTTAGCCTTCAAAACGGAAAGAACCACCTGATCAATGGTGCGGGGAGCGATGAGATGATAGTACGTAACTTTCCGATTCTGACCATGACGGTGTAGTCGATCCTGGGCTTGCCAGTAGTTCGCAGCATTGTAGTCCAAACTGTAAAAGATAGCGGCACTGGCTGGAGTGAGATCGATGCCAAGCGAACCCGCTTGTATTTGTGCGATGAATACTCGTAACTTCGGATCACGATGGAATCTCTCCACTAAACTGTCCCGTTTGTTACCGGGGACACTTCCGGACAGTATTACGTAATCTACCTTACGCTTATCTAGTTGATCTGAGATTCTCTCCATATCTGATTTGAATCTTGCGAAAATAACTACCTTATGATCCTCTTCTAGAAGATCGTCCAGTAGATCTAGGCAGGTATTCAACTTGGAACTATCCAAAATACGGATATTTCCGTCTACATCCTTGACGAAGCCGTTAGTAATCTGAGAAAGTCGGAGAAGCTTCACCAAAACGATGGCAGCTGTGGCGTGAGTCTCCTCGATCTCGATGATCATCTCTTCTGCCATCTGCTTATAGAGTTTCATAATACTGTCTGGAAGTGTCACGGGGACAGTTTCGAACAGTTTAGGGGGTAGATCTAGACACTGTTCCTTCTTGATGCGGAAAGAGTGTGCTCTTACCTTAGCCGTCAGCTCTTTCAGGTTGCGGTAGCCCTTCAGTTGATACCGACCAAAGCCGCCCCACACACCATAGAGGTTCTTGAAGTAGAACCAATTAGTCCCGAAGATTCTATCATCCATCGATTTAAATTGACCGAAGATATCCAGGGGGGCTTTTGTGATTGGAGTCCCGGTAAGAAGCAACCTCTGTTTAGATTCCTTCGAGATTCGATAAGCCGACTTACTCTGCCTAGAAGTCGGGCTCTTTAGCCTATGCGACTCGTCGAAGATAACAAGATCCGGTCGCCATCGCTTAAGGAGTTCTTCAATAGAAACTCCGTTATTGTCTTCACGCCATATTCCTTCGTAGTTAATGATAAGGTAGCGGATAGCGTCGTTCGGTCCAGATGCCTCCGCCAACAGAATACGTTGTAGCATCCGTATTCGATTACTACTCGAACCGTCGAGCCGTATGATCCGTGCGGGAGCACCCGAATGTTGGCGGATCTGCCTCGGCCACACGCCGAGCACCGAGAGAGGAGCGACGACAAGAACTTTTCGTAATCCCCAATTGTAGAAGCCGATTCCCGCCCAATCAATCGCAACCTTCGTCTTTCCGGTACCCATCTCCATAAGAAGAGCCCCGATCCCATCCAGTTCGAAAAGCTTCTTAAGAGCCTTCTTTTGATGGGAGAAGGGTTCAGTCTTATAAGTGTACTTCAGTTTAGTACTGGGTTTCACTTGGGGGATTGAGATCACTGTCGCCCTCAGTGTATGTCTGATGTTCCCTCAGGAACTGCCGACCGCAGCCGGGTACCCCGTGTTCCGATGATTTGACATGGATGAATACCCCCGCATTCTCTCCCTTACCCCAAATCTTATCTGACTTGTTGACCAGTCTCACCGACTGATCACAGAGGGCGCAGAACCTTTTCTCGTCAGTCATCGCCGCCTCGTAACCTTTCGTATCTGCTTCTCACTAGGTACCTTCACCCTAGCTCTGTGGGAAAGTCGTTCCACCATCGATGGGTTATATCTCCTGATCCAATATTCATTGATACTAATAGTACAGATGGGGCATCGCCATTCTAATGGACTGACCACACCATCTGGAAAGCGGACAGCCCTTTCTACAAACTCTCTCCATTTCAGACAGAATGGGCACCACAGGTGGCCGGGGGGTCCTAGCCTTTGTTTGATGGGCGGGGCGAAGGCTTTCCTTCTGGACACGATATGCACATCTGTGAGGCCACGACCTTGCAGTTCCTTCCCAAAGTCGATGGCCCCACTTTCACGGGGTCGCTCGCCGTCGAAGTGGCGAACGTACTTCTTCCCGTGCTCGAACCAAACTACGTTCCAACCGTTGGTCATCTTCACCCCTACCTGTGCGGCCGAGGGACAGAAGAGAGGGGGGAGTCACTCGGTCCCGGTCGGCCGCAGTAATATATTAAGACATCACGGATCTCCTGTCAAGGTGGTAGATTTTGCCCTATTGACAAGGGCATCTTGGAATAATATAATACAGAATGGACCGCGACCATTGCGCGGAATATTGACCACGCGTACGAGGAGTTAGATGGCTAAGATCTATTCGGCCAGGATGGTCGGGGAGATGCTCGGATTACCGCACCAGGAGGTTATCCGACGGATCCGACGAAACGATATCCGAGCTCGAAAGTTAGACTGGAACTGGGTAATTACCGACGATGCGGTAGAGGAGGCTAAGCAGAGTGATTGGTATCAGCGGCGCTTAGCCCGGCATGGTGAACAACCAGCCGCCGCGTCTTCTTAGACCTGATCCGAGGTGGAGGGACGCGTTGAGCGTCTGCTCGCCGCGGTTTGGGGTGACAGGAATGGCTATGTCTTTCTGCCGTACAAAGAACAGCCGGACAAGTGGCATGAACGTCCTGGAATTCCTTACACGGGTTCCCTGCCACAACTGCCAGAACCGCAAGGGCGAGCAGACCAGTATTTCTGTCCAGTAGTATTCTCACAGCCTCATAGAAAGAAGGAGAATGCACTCCCGACGAACGTCCTGTGGGCTGACTTGGATCCCGTCGACCCGAACTCGTGTCGGCTCAAACCATCTGTTGCCTGGGAAAGCTCGCCGGGACGATATCACGCACTCTGGTTCCTTACTACTGAAGTCGACCCTAACGACGCTGCAGCCTTATCAAAGAGAATTGCTTATGCGGATGGTGGAGATAAAGGAGGATGGGACCTCACCCAGGTTCTTCGCATTCCCGGTACGCATAACTTCAAATACGAGTCAGCGCCGGAAGTCAAGCTTCTATGGGCTAGAACTCGCGCTTATTCTGTCGAAGAAGTAAAAGGCGCTTATCCTCCAGTTAACGGAGAAACTCCAGCCGAGTTGAATGGCTCGGAATGGACTGAGATTGACGAGCCGGTGATCCAAATGGCGATCACGGCGTTACCTGTCGGTTTTAGAAAACGGCTTTTCCAAGAACCAAATGGAGATAGAAGCCTCGAGCTACAGAAGCTGACGCGGGACCTGGTGCGCTTCGGCGTAAGCCCCGAGATTGTCCTTCATATCATCCAACGAAGTACTTGGAATAAGTTCGCTGGACGAAGGGACGAACACTCTCAGCTCCTGAAACAGGTTTCTTCAGCTGTTGCCGCCGTCGCTGAACGGGCAAAGAAACCCCGTGAAGTCCCCCAGCTGGAAGAAATCGAGGACATGAAGGTCCAGGAATGGGGAGCCTTCATGCAGATCCCAACTCATCTGAGGTGGCTGATAGATGAGGCTTGGGTAGACTCTTCGGTCGGATTTATATCGGGACGATCTAAGTCCTACAAGACTTGGATCGCGTTAGATCTGGCCCTATCTCTCGTATCTGGAGCTCCCTTCCTCGGTCGGTATCCCGTTAGGAATCCCGGTCCAGTACTTCTGGTCCAGGAAGAGGATCCGGCAGCGGTACTACAGGAACGACTCAGGCTGATCGCAAAAGCAAAAGGGATGCTTCCAAAAGTTACAGAAGAGAGATCAGATTTTCTGAAGATTGAGTATCCCGATTATCCTCTTCACATTATCAACCTACAAAGCTTCAGCCTAGGCGCACCAGAGAAAGTAGCCCAGGTTCGCAAGCTAATCGCAGAAATCAACCCGGTCATGGTTATCCTCGATCCCCTGATTGTCATGCTAGGACAGGGGATCGATGAGTATAAGGCGAACGAAGTCAGTGCCGTTCTTCAATCCGTCAAGATGTGGCGGGAGGAATTCGGATGCTCCGTATCTATCGTCCACCATTGGAACAAGGGCAAGAGCGAGGATGGAGAAAGATTCGCTCAACACATGTACGGGAGCTTCGCTTTCCACGCGTGGCTAGAAAGTGCCCTGCATGTAATGCCCGTGATAGAGGAAGACCAGGAAAGAATCGATCGGGTCATCGTTGAGAGGGAGTTCAAGGCGGCACCTTCCGGCAGAGCCCTCAAGCTCAAGTTCAATATCGACACGATAAAGAACTACACCTATGAGGTCGAGTTCGAGGAGAACACCAAGGTAGGCACCAAGGAGCAATTGATCCTCGATCTGATCGCTGGAGCCGGCCCCTCTACCACTCCTGAGCTCGTTGCCGCTTCTGGATATCGCCGTCCTGACTTCGTTGAGATAGCCGGTCGTCTTGTCCGGGCCAAGATCCTAATGGCAAGGAAAGGAGGCGGTAGAAATAAACCCACCGTGTACTGGCTGCCTGAGCAGGAGCCTCCTCCTCAGGAGTAGTTCGTTTGACAAACCCCGCTCCTGTATTATATAATAATGGACAGGGACAAGACCGTCCTACCTAGATACAGGAGGGTGAAGGATTTGCTCCGAACCATGATGGAACGTCAAGCGGACGTACTCGAGCTCCTCGAGGATTGCCGTCAAGAAGAAGACAAGACAGTGGAGGACGGGCTCGCTGGACATCTAGGATATGATGACCACAAGGTCGTTGCCACAGTGCTGGCCATCACGGAATTGAGTAATGACAACGACCGCGATATTCAGGTACATGATCTGATTTGGGCCGGCGCATTCCTCGACCATCTCGATACGCAGGGCTATGAATTGCGTAGGAAGAAGGATAAGAAGAGGAAGAAATGAGCGAAGCCAAAGTATCCTACGAGATTGGTGCCGAGAACGGTATCAGTCGTGAGGAATGGGATGACTTCCGCCGGAAGGTCATTAGAAAGCTCAAATTCCTAGAGGGTCTGATCGACGACGCCTTCCTCAAGCTTGGGGAGGTCGACGACCGCCTCACTCAGAACGTGGACGAGGCGATCGATAAAGCCGACCGGGCACAGCGAGCGGTACGTCGGTTGAAGAAAGAGTTTGACGAGGCCCTGGAGGAGTAATGAACTTCGTCCCAGAGCCAGAACCGCGTTGGTTCACGGAGGACGGCAGAGCCCTTCGGGCTAGAGAGATGACAGATACGCATCTTGAGAATGTCCTCCTATTTGCATTCCGCAATGGCCGTAAACTTATCCTTAGCGAGGCCAATGCAGCTCGGCAATCCAGATCCATCCGCTGGTCTGCACGATCCCTAGAAGCGGCACGACTGGACAATCTGGCCTTCGAGGGAACTGACAGCGAAGTCCATTTCGCCATCCGCCACTACCCCATCGTCAAACAGATGCTTCGCGAACGGTCGAGGAGAAAGCGCAGAGGTAAGTGGGGATGGCGCCGCTGAATGATCTTGAATCCTGGGCACTCTCCCTGTTTGTAGCTGTGGGCGGGGAGCACTGGCAGGAGAAGCTTCAACTGGGCGGCATGACGGCGATCCTCGCCATTTCCATCTTCATCATTGTGGTGGCACTGAATCTCAGGAGGACTAGGAACACGTGAGACGGGCGGCATTCCAACCTACGTTTAGTGAGGATGCGAGCAATCCAAAATTTAGACCGAGCATTGATCTTCTCATGACCAAGCTGCGCGGGCTATCGCCGCTGCAGAACAAGCCGGAGGCAGTAGAGCTCGTCGTCGAGGACCTGCTCCATCATTACTTCCTCCGGGAGAAGAAGCGCCCAGACAACCTGTGGCACGTCGCTGCCCATGCTGTCTATATGTGGCAGATGGCGATGGGCCTCCCCCGTGGGGACCAGTTGAACACCGTCATGGCCGATGAGGAACCGCAACCTTTGCCGCTTTCGACTTCGCCGGAGGCCCCAGATCTATCCGACAGTCAGCTCAAGCTTGGCAGTAAGTGGCTTCTGGCTTCGCACTATCCAATGCTCGAGGATAGGGATACCGGGCGAGTAACCTGCTATTGCGAGAAGGAGTTCGATGGAGTACCGGCTTGGGCACACCATGTAAGAAGCAGACTTTGGAAATACATTCGCGAGGATTTCCCCAATCGCGAAGAGATGACGATGGAAACACAATGAGTGAACCGAAGATGCCAAGGCCACCGATGACTGACCCGCTGTACGTCCTGCATCCGGGGGTCGTCATTAGCCGCACCGACGGCGACCGCCACTACATCGGGCAGAGTCAACTCATCAGCCTGTACCGCGTCCCGCCCTCGGCGCGCGTTGCCGTGGACAACGGACGACCGGGACGGCGATGGCCCGACGACGCGATCCATTGCCGACCGCTCTATGACGGCGACTACCCAGTATTCCGCGCCTTGGAGGCCACCGATGACTGATCCGCGCATCGACCTTCGGAGCGAGGCCGCTCTCGACACTTTCATCGCGGGTCTCGACAGCCCGTGGCACACGCCCGAGGGCCGTCGAGAGTGGTGTCGCCTGTTCCTGCAAGACGCCGCGATGGGCGTCCTCCGGCTGCCGGCCGCCGTACTGAATTGTCCGCACGTCGCGCCATGCGACGAGTGCGCGTTGGCGTTCGCCCGCGCCGCCATCCTGGAGGACGCCGCCACCGCCATCAAGGAGGGCCACCGATGACTGACCAGGAGCACCGCTATCCAGACCCCGCGATCTACGGCTGGCGCGTCAGGTTCGCGGAGTGGCTGATCGGGCTTGGCTGCCGACACCAGCAAGGAACCGTGTGCCAGCACAACCAGTGGCGCTATGACGTGCATGGGTGCGGCTACAGGGACGGCTACAGAAGTGGGACCCTTCATGCCGAGGACGAGCAGCGCGGCAAGCCGCCGTATAACGACCACCCGTGCCTCCGGTGTGGTCGCCTCGACTGCAACGACATCAACGCCATCGTGACGATCCTGCATTCCGCCGCCATCAAGGAGGCCGACCATGAATGAACCAAGGACGACACTCGGCAAGCGGCTGCTTTCGGCAGCAGCCGAGCGAGGCTCCTCCATGACCGGCTCCGACGTAATGGACCTGGCGGCAACCATCCGCGCCATCGAGGAAGAGTCGATGGCTATCGAGGCCGAGGCGATGGCCGAGATAGAACGCCTATCGGGCCAGCTAACTCTCCTGACCCACGTCTGTCAGGACATCGTGAGCGACGCCGGGACCGATAGCTGGCCCGTCAACCTCGACCGTCTGCGGATGGCGCTCGACGAGATTGGCGCGCTACCCCGCGAGGCCGACCATGAGTG